ACAAAACGCTTGATCTTCCTCGATCATTAGGATTTCAAACGTTGCCTGCTTTTCACTGCCGTGGGTGTTGTTGTAGTACTTATCACCAACTTGAGGCTGTTGCAACTTCTTGATCTCGGCCTTTGCGGCGTCGATGATAGATTGAGCTTCCGCGATGGCCGCAGTCTTCTGGGCGATCAGGTCGTCGACTGATTCAACGAGGAAATCGAAGTCTTCGGGGTTGTAACCACCGTCCATTTGCCTTTGAGGCTTGTCCCAGATAATGGTGATCCATTGATCTTTGGTGTACCTTTCCCCTACAGTGCCTTTGTCTCCTGGATTAGCGGAAGTCGCCGCACCCGTAAAGCCTTTTACGTTGGCAACCACACGGTCGCCGGGTTTAAACTTTGACATCGGTATGCCTCCGGAGCCACTTCACGAAGTGCTCATTGGTTAAATGTTGTTGCCACTCACGCTCGGTGAGCTGGTCAGATTGACGACAGGCCCAGATCAGATCGTAGCGGTTGCTGATGCGTCTGGTCACGAAGCGCTTCGATATGTGCAACGTTCAAAGAACGTATTAATATCCACCCGCCTTGGCGTTTTGCTGGCTTCCAAGAAGATGATATGTGTTTCATCAACGTAGACGACGGTAACAGTATTCTTGCCGCCGTAATGTGTCTCCCAAGCCCACTTAGAGCCGATTTCGAGCTTTTCACGGGCCAACAGCTTTTCAAGTCTGCTAACTTCAGCTTTCAAGCCTGCCACAACCAACCTATTTTGGTCGTACGCCTTTTTGGATTCACGGGCTGCGTCGTTCGCAGGGGTGAGTTTGGCTTTAACGTCGGCCAAGTCTTGACGATGTTGATCGTTCGGGTTAAGCAAGGCACCCTCCGCGCATCCCGTGCACGCTGAGGTGCTTCAGGGTTGCCTTACAGGCGTCAGCCTCGCCTTCACGCACCTTGGTCATGCGCTTGCCGTCCTTGACGTACTCAGCGCGGCTTGGGGCCGGAACAGTGACCGTCTTGCCGGTGGAACGGTCGGTAACAGTGAAACGAATGGACATGATAGATCGCCTTATTCTGATTAACTACGAACGGAATGTGCGTAGGGTAGAGGGCCTGCTGTTCAGGGGTGCGTATTGCCACTGTCGCAGTCGGGTTTGCCTGTGAGGCCCTCAACGCTAAGCACACGAAAGGGGCCAGCCATTACAGCCAGCCCCCATGTGTTAGGCGCGTATTTAGACGCGCTAAATCATAACCAATCTCCCTCACTCGGGTTATACGCCATTACCATCGGGCGGGGCAGTTTACGGAGCATTGCCCAGCTCCTTCTCTCTGTGTGTTTATGGCCGGTTATTCACGCATACCGGGAAACGTATAGCCCATGTGCAATGGGCCTCGTACATTCGTATAGGATGAGTTTCATATCTTATCCTTTAGGCAGGAGGAACGCTCCGTCCTGCAATGGTTGGTGAGAGCACGGGGGATCGAACCCCGAAGGACTAGCCAGCAGATTTTAAGTCTGCCGCGTTTACCAGTTTCGCCATGCTCTCATAGAGGTGTATTTACCCTTGGTGAAAGAAGATTATATCACAGATTTGTGATTTGTCAACCCCTTATGTGAGGAAACGCCACAAATCACGGACGATGATGGCCCACATAAGCAGGAAAGGGGTTCCGCCAAGGGCGGCTAAGACACCCCAGCACACCTTTTCAAACGTGCTGAAACTGTTCATCCCGGGGCTCCCCCACACAGTTGATGAAAGCCGTCAGGCGACGTACGGGGCATCATCCCGTATTCGCTGTTCATGTACGGCACGAAGTACTGACAGCCAGTGTCCCCATCGACCCAGATATACAGGCCACGGGGCGCAAGCTCTTCCTTCTGAGCCGCTTCAGTGCGGGCAGACACCTCTTGGGCCGTAGGAGGCGCACAGGAGGCCAGCAAAGCAGCACAGACAGCTGCCAGCACGATGCCCCGCTTCATGCCGCTTGAGCCTGAAGCAGCTGTGCGATCTCGCCACGCGACAGCTGATTGATGACCATGCCACGGAAGGCGTTCGGGTTGCTGTGGCTGAACCAGTGCTTGCCGTCACGCAGCACCACGTATAGACGGCCTTGCTTAAAGGCCTTGAGTTCACGCATAGTCACTTCTCCTGAAAAGAGGGGCGTAAGGCGGGCCATGATAGATCGCCTAATAAAAAATGATCAGCCTTTTTAAGCCATGCTGAGGGCTAGGTGTGAGGTCCGGTTACCTTTCTCACTCAAGGCACCCTTATGTGCCTACGTGCGCCAGTCCTAGGCGGCGCGTCGTGCCTTCGCTTCGTCGCTGTTCAGGCCCAGTTCACGAGCCCGCCTTGCAGCGAACGCATTGATCTCAGTGGCCAGCACACGAAGTGCCGTCTCGTCGTCGTTCAGGTCGCCATTCTCGACGGCCTTGTCGATGGCCTTGGTGAACGAGCCGACACGGGCCAGAATGGTGGCCACGTCGAACGGATTGTTCTTCTCGCGGCGGTTCTTCTCCGACGCCAGTTCATAGAACGGTTCGGCGGTCGCAGCTTCGACGTTGTATTCGGTGTACGTCTTGGCCGTCGTCGGAAGCTGGCCCATGACACCGTCACCGTTGACACGGATCGGGCTAAACTTGGCGGCCCATTCGAGCAGCGCAAGGCGGCGCGACTGAACGCCCTTGCCGAACACGACGCCGCCAGCCGTCTTGCAGTTGCCGACGAGTTGAGCGAACAAGGTGTAGTCGCCGAACGTGGCGGCGTGCGTCAGGCACTCGACGGCGATATTGTGGACCGTGATGTCGAATGAGCCGTCAGCGGTAATGAGGCTGACGATGTCTTTGACGAGGTCATCGCGGGTACGTTCCACGACAGGCACGACAACGAGGGCCGTCGATTCGCCGACAGCCGGTTTGTTTTTCTTGGAAGCCATTGTGTGATCTCTTTCACATAAGATAGAAAAGCCTGACGGAAGTGTCAGGGTTGAGACCACAAAGGCGAATGAATGGCTGCTATTGTCCGTTTGATGGGGCGTAAGGCAGGTGATGATAGATCGCCCTTATGGGCTCAACACTGACACTTGTGACACCGGCCTAACGCCAGCATGTCACTTGTCAGTGTCCCCTAGGTTAATGACACACACGTCAACCGTCACAACGGCATCACTAGGGGTTTGCGTTTGTGGCGGAGCGTCAGGCATCCACAAGGCACAGTGCTAGTGTGCGCTAGTGGTGACGGTTAAGCCAATCCCCTTTGGCAAGGGGGCGACTGCAACGAAGGGCCAAGCCCGTTCCGCTTCCCATGGTGGACGCCACACTTGGCTTTGTCCGGGGTTACGTACTTGAGCCGCTTAGGGCCTTCGCCAGTCTGACGTCGGGGAAGGGTTCAAGAACGCCCTTGCTTGCCGCCGTCGAGATTGAAAGCGCAAAAGGGGGCGCATTGGTTGCACCCCCTTCGCATCTTTTTTATTTATCGTTTAGATTCAGCGTCTTCCAACGCCCTTTTCCCTTCCGTTTCTTCACCGTCTCATGGGTCATGGCGTCAGTCCGATCACCGTCTAGGGCGAAGCGCTTAGAGGCTGACCCAGTGACACGATGATAGATCGAAGGGGCCAGCTTGCCCCCATCGCCCTCCATGCGTCCCACAAGGCCCTTTGGAGAGCCGTAACCGCGAGGCCCTTGGAAGCCGACGCCGTAGCTTCCCCCTTTGAGCCGTTCCCGACTGCACCCGCCACGATTGGAGACGGGACCGAAAGGAACAGGCTTGTCGCTTGACTGCACCGACTTGAGGTTAGCCAAGACGATTGCGTTAGTCCGTTGTTGGACTGCCTTGCCAATGCGCTTGTGCAGCTTAGTCCGTTGTCTGGATGACTGAGCCATTACAGAACGCCCGTGAAGACGGCGACGGCTGAGACAGCATAGGCAACGCCAAAGGCGAAGCTGTACTTGACGATACGCCAATCATTCTTAGTCATTGTGTATATCCTTACACAGTATGAAACAGACACCTTGTGGTGACTGTTAGAGCTAGACGCTCTCTAAAGGCGTGACGGTGAAAGATGATAGATCGTTAGTCGTTGATGTTGAGGGCTGAACCGATAAACAGTGCGATGACTGTTAGGCCAGCGACATAACTGAACAGTTGCATTAGCATTTGTTGAGCGCCTTAGCCCATGTCTGAGCGGTTAGTAGAACGTCGTCTTTATCGTTGCCGTAATATGCAACGTCTTCCTGCCTCGCCTTGCTTAAGGTTGGGTCGGTTAGTCTGTATTCATTCCATTCTGGAAGCCATTTGACCGCAAGGCCAAGGGCTTTAACTTGTGTTGTCAGTTGTTGGTTAGTCATGTGTTGTCCCTTAGCTGTCACGCCTTGAGGGAACGTCTAGTGTTGTTGAGTAGAGGCTTTAACAACGCACCTTGTGCCTTGCCGCCTATACCATAACTCACAATGTCAAAGACCAATGAACCGCCGTCCGACGCTTCGATTGACCCATGATGCCCGATGATAGATCGCTTGTGTGTGAATCTTTTGTGACAATCCTTATCGACTAACGATAAACATTTATTGATTACCAATGCGATGCTTGACTGTTGATGTCAGGCTTACCTTACACACCTGTTGCGTGTAGGTGTTACAATGTAGCATATGTGAATGGAATGAATGGGTTGGTTGTGCCCATGGTGTACAGTGTGCGTGTTTGACTACTCCAACGCCTCTGGCTGTACTGACATTACTATGGCCATGAACATGAGCCCACAGTGTATCCAACCCCGCCTATAGTTGACATTACTTGTAACACCACCATGATTACTTGAAAGTACTTGGGGGCACCCGGGGGGCTCGGGGGGTTCCTTGTTGTGCATATCACACCCCCACATTTTCTCAGAGAAATTCCCCCGATGTTTCCAACCCAATGTAAAGCATACCTGACATCTGTGCCCACTTTGGGCCATACCATAACTAATTTAGACCCCTATGTACGATTTTACTTGACATCTACTTTAGAATATGTTATAATATAGTTGTTATCAAGTCACCTACAATAAGAGCAACAGTAAACTGATAACAATTAACACTGTTAACCTGTTAGTTGATCAATTATCTTTTGTCTATTAATTATCAGTCTTCTTACTGAAACAGTTTGCTTAGTAAGACCTGCAAGTGTAAGACACCAAGTGTAATCTCTTTAAGGGAAGTTCCCCTCTTTTTTGTCTCCCAGCTTTAACCGGCTTCGGTGATGGACCCAATTTTAAAAAGAAGGGATTTCTGTGATTGGCCAAACAACCTGACATAAGCTCTTTAGCTTCCGGCTTTAGATCTTCAAACAAACTGAACGAAAACTTTGACGAGATCAAAGAGTCCTTCGAGAACACCCTAAGCCGTGACGGCTCGGGACCCAACGAAATGTTGGCTGTTCTTGATATGAATAGTCATCGAATCATTAACACTGCTGATCCCATCAACGGGACTGACGTTGTTAATCTGAACACCCTCCAAGACTACATCGGGGAAATCAATGGTGACCCAGACGATGACCTAGACCAGATCCACCCGATCCAGCTGGACGGCCGTGTGTCGTCTAAGTACACCCTCAAGGGCTTTGACTTTGAAGACGGTGTTTACTGGGACAACATGCTTTCCTTTGGGCCAAACCGCACATGGTTCCCCGGAACGAACGCACCCTTTGATGACCGTAACAAGAACTACGGTAACCAAGCAATCACCTTCATCGACCTCAACCTTGAAGAGATGGGGGCCTTCGGTGTGTCTGGGCCAATCGTCGGGACCGTCCACAGCGATCCGCAGGCTGGGTCCGCGTATTACCCCAATCTGTTTTACATGATGTCCAATGACCTGTCCAGTGGTCGGATCGACTACGGTCCGTCTGCCTTGGCCTTCGGTGTAGACATCCTTCCCGGGGCCATGCTTAAGACTTACCTAGGCGTGAACCCCCACCCCTTCAGTCCGTCTGAACCCGTCAACCCCGCTGTCCCGGCCATCAAGAACCCAGTCACTTGGCAATTCCTGAGGCACGAAGCAAACGACGGCATCACCACGTTCCGTGGTCGTTATCCGGGTCTTGACTTCGGTCAGATGTTCTTTAGGGACCTTGACCTTTACTTCGGCACCCCCGGCCAAGCAATCGATCAGTACGGTCGAGCTAGGGCCATCTTCATGCCAATGGCCAACACACAGGCGGCCATCCGTGAAACAAACTTCAACGACATGTTTGGTATCACAACCAACATTGACCCCGGAGCAACCGCACCCCGCAAGCTAGCTTACAGTGCTTGGGCTTGGTCTCTGGGTGGTGGTCTCGATCAGTACCGCGTTCAGCGTATGGCACCGAACGGTGTTGGCGGCTGGAAGCGGATGTTTGAAATCCTTGACGACGGTATCTTCAACAGCCGTGGTGCAGCGTTCCAAGCGACCGGAACAGCCAAGACTATGGGCATTTCGTCCCTTGTGTCGGGGACGGTCACTATCCCAACGACTGCCGCCAAATCCGGCTGTGTCGTGCTCATGTCTCGTCGGAACGCAGCGGGGACCATCGGGACCGACTTTAAGTACTCCTCCGTCGACAACACTTCCATCACCATCCAGTCGATTACCAGCACCGGCGCGGCTGCGGCGAGCGACACCAGCTCTGTCGGCTGGACCATCATCAATCAGTGTGACCTGTAATGACCGACGTTTATAACCCGACCCCAGAAGAAAAAGAAGAAGCCCGTAAGCTTCGAGACGCTCTTGTTCAGGAGCAACTAATTAGTGAGGCCTTGGAAGACAGCTACAATTCTGCTGTCGACTACGCCAACGAACTGGCGCGGGAGTTTGAACTCAACGCAACCCCTGAAGAACAAGAAGCACTTGAAGCCCAGAAACGCCTAGAAGTCGAACAACGACGGGCATTAGCAAACGGAACTGCAGTATGACTTTTGACAACGAAGACCAAAAAGCTTTCGTCTTGAACTTTCTGGCTCAAGCCCCTTTGAATATTCCACTGGCCCGTCTCCACGAAGCGGCCAGCAAGTACCTTCCGATCCTTTCGGAAATCCAAGCAGGAAAGATTGCTGATGCCAGCGCCGATTCTGAAGCCACCGTATAAGTCGTCCATGGGGACTTGGTACACTGTTGCCTTGTTCCATGAACGTAAGAGCCAAACAGCTCCGTCTTCCAAAGAAGCGATGCCCAATCCGGTCTTCAGTCTTTACGACGACATCCCCGGCTTGATCAACTGTCAACAGACCTTCATCGACTTACGGGACCCCACAGGCTTTAAGTGGGCCAAGAAGTACCTGAAAGACTGGCGTCACTGGCTTGTCCTTACGTCTCTACCGTGGTTCCAGAAGGCCCTCGAAACTTGGCAAACAGCTCTGACTATGGAGCTTAAGTCCGAGGCCATCCAGAAGATCATGGAAGTGTCCAGCGGAGACAGCGCTCAGGCCCTGCCAGCGGCCAAGTACATCGCCGAAGAAGGTTGGAAACCCAAGGAGTCTAATAGCCGTGGGCGGCCCTCTCAGGCCGAAGTAAAGGGTGAGCTGAAACGGGCAATGCAAATTGCTGCAACAACGTCCGAGGACGCCGAAAGGATTGGCCTCAAAGTTATCAACGGAGGTAAGTCTTAATGGCCCTAACTGGACGACAGAAGGCTCAAGCCAAATACAACAGCAAACCTGAGCAGGTCAAGCGCCGGACCCAACGGAACGCCGCAAGGGCCAAGATGGTCAAGGCTGGCAAAGCACACAAGGGCGACGGTAAAGACGTTGCTCACCTAGACAACAACACAGCCCATAACTCTTCAAAGAATCTGCGAATGCAGTCGAAGGCCAAGAACCGGTCGTTCGCAAGGAACAGCCGTGGCGGTCACAAAAAGAAGTAACAACGTTAACGACCAGATTCGGGAAGCTGCTGAAGCGGACCTTGAGACCTTTATCCGTCTCGTGGCCCCCAAGCAGGTTCTCGGGTCTGTTCACTCTGAGCTGTGTAGCTGGTGGACGCGACAAGACGCTAAGCCGATGCAGCTCACTCTGCTCCCGCGAGACCACGGTAAGTCCCGCCTTGTGGCCTTCAGGGTCGCTTGGCGCATTACCCGTCAGCCTTGGGTCCGAATCCTTTACATCTCAGCCACAGCTAACCTCGCTGAAAAGCAACTAGGCTTCGTGAAGGAAATCTTGACTTCGTCTATTTACCGTCGGTACTGGCCTGAAATGGTCAACGAACGGGAAGGCGACAGAGCCAAGTGGACCAACACTGAAATCTCTGTTGACCACCCAAGCCGCAAAGACGAAGCTGTCCGTGACCCCACAGTGTTCACTGGCGGCCTGACTACGTCCCTGACCGGTCTCCACTGTGACGTCGCTGTCCTAGACGACATCGTTGTTCCAGAGAACGCTTACACCGATCAAGGCCGTTCTTCGGTCCGGTCTCAGTACTCCATGCTTTCGTCCATCGAAGGCGCAGACGCTGAAGAGTGGGCTGTCGGTACTCGCTACCACCCCAGAGACTTGTACTCTGAAATGCTCGACATGCAGGAAACCCTGTACGACGAGAACGGTGAAGAGATTGGTCAAGAACCGATTTACGAAGTGTTCGAGCGGACTGTGGAAGACCAAGGGGACGGCACAGGTCAGTTCCTGTGGCCACGTCAACAAAGGTCTGACGGCATGTGGTTTGGCTTTGACGCTAAAATCTTGGCTAAGAAGCGTGGTAAGTATCTGGACAGGACACAGTTCCGTGCTCAGTACTACAACGACCCTAACGACCCGGGGGAAATGAACATTGGTCGAGACAAATTCCAGTACTACGACAAAAAGCAACTGACGCAGTCTGGCGGCAACTGGTACATGGGAGCGAAGAAACTAAATGTTTATGCGTCGGTCGACTTCGCTTACTCGCTCAAGAAGCGGGCGGACTACACTGCTATTGTTGTGGTTGGCATCGATAGGGATAACAGCCTTTACGTGCTTGACATTGACAGGTTCAAGACGGACAGAATCTCAGAGTACTTCGACCACATCCTCGAAATGCACAAACGTTGGTCCTTCAGAAAACTCGCAGCCGAAGTCACCGCCGCTCAAAAGACCATCGTTAACGATCTAAAGGAAAACTACTTCAGGCCTATGGGTCTGTTCCTGTCGGTCGAAGAGATCAAACCTACCCGTCACGACGGTTCTAAAGAAGAGCGTATGGCTGCTATTCTTGAACCCCGTTACGACAACCAGATGATCTGGCACTACAAGGGTGGACATTGTCAGACCCTTGAAGACGAGTTGGTCTTGACTCACCCGCCTCACGACGACTGCATGGACGCCCTCACTACGGCTATCTCCATCGCTGTCGCTCCCACCGGAATGCTTGGCCGTGACCGCTCTAAGGAAACTGGTAAGATTCTTTATCACCCCCGCTTCGGCGGCGTTGCTGCTTAAGGGAATTCATGTCTAACAAAGCAATCGAAATTAAAGACATCATGAAGCCCGATGGGTTAGCGACACAGATCGCTGATCAGTTCGTCGAGTGGGAGATGTACCGCAATACGTGGATCAACCAGTGCAAGGAAGTGCGTGAGTACATCTTTGCTACTGACACCCACAACACTACGAACAGCCTGTTGGCGTGGAAGAACTCTGTCCACATCCCCAAGCTGTGCCAACTACGGGACAACCTTCAAGCCAACTACATGGCTGCAATGTTTCCCAACGACCGCCCCATCAATTGGGAAGGTGACGACGAAGATGCTGATGCTCTTGAAAAGCGTCGGGTCATCGAAGCGTACATGGAAAACAAGATGCGGTTGTCTAAGTTCCGCACGATCATTGGGCAGTGTGTAAATGACTTCATCGACTACGGCAATGCTTTTGGCATGGTTGAATTCGTTGCTGAGAAAACAACGGACCCAGACACTGGCGAAGAAATTACTGGCTATGTCGGGCCACGAGCGGTTAGGATTAGTCCTCTGGATATTGTCTTCAATCCAACCGTTGCAAGGTTCGAAGACAGCCCCAAGATCATCCGGTCGGTCAAAACGATAGCCAGTCTTGCGTCCGACATGCAGACGATGCCCGAGCTTGGGTACATGCAAGAAGTGTTCGACAAGGTAAAAGACGGACGGAAGAAGTTCCAAGGGTCGACCCCCGGGGACTATATCAAGTCTAGCCAGTATCAAGTCGACGGCTTCAGTTCGTGGGAAAATTACATGAACTCCAACTACGTCGAAATCCTCGACTTCTACGGAGACATCTACGATCCCGAAACTCAAGAGACTTGGAAGAACTACTGTGTCACAGTTATCGACCGTTCGTACATTGTACGCAAACAACCCAACCCATCATGGCTGGGACAAGCCCCTATCTTCCATGTGGGGTGGAGACTACGTCCAGACAACCTGTACGCGATGGGTCCCCTCGATAACCTCGTGGGTATGCAGTATCGAATCGACCACCTTGAGAACGCCAAGTCCGACGCCTACGACCTGATCGTCCACCCCGTCATGAAAGTGGTTGGGATGGTTGAAGACTTTGAATACGGTCCCGGCGAACGAATCTTTGTTGGTGACGACGGCGACGTGGTCTTTATGTCTCCTGATACCACCATGCTTCAGGCGGACACACAGATCGCTATTTACGAAGCTAAGATGGAGGAAATGGCTGGTGCACCGAAACAAGCAATGGGTTTCCGCACTCCGGGCGAAAAGACCGCATACGAAGTGCAAATCTTGGAGAACGGGGCAAACCGTATATTCCTCAACAAGACGTCGTATTTTGAAGAGATGTTTATTGAGCCCATTCTCAATGGTATGCTTGAGCTTGCTCGTCGCAACATGGGCATTACTGATCTGGTGCGTGTTGTCGACGACCAATTTGGCGCTGTCAATTTTATGAAGGTAACGAAGGAAGACATCACCGCTCGGGGCAAGATTCGCCCAATCGGTGCCCGTCACTTCGCCCGCAATGCCAACATCATCCAGAACCTGACTCAGATGGCCTCGTCTCCCCTCGGACAAGACCCGTCCGTTATCAACCACATTTCCGGTCTTAAGCTGGCTAAGGTGTTTGAAGAGCTGCTGGGTCTGGAACGCTTTGACTTGGTCCAAGAAAACGTCCGCGTTATGGAACAAGCCAAGACCGCACAGATTACTAACTCTGCACAGCAAGTACTGGCAGAGCAAATGCAACCCACTGGCCCTGTGCCACAAGGAATGACCCCACCTGATGGACAACAACCAGCGGCTTAAAACTGTATGGTTTCAAGACTTACCTAAGTCTGAGCAACAACAATTCAAAGAAATAGTGCTCGGATCAAAGAAAGTACTTGACAAACTAAGTAAAATAGTGTATAATATGTGTGTAAGTGGGGAGAAGGTGAGTATTGACCAATACGACTCACCCTCTTGGAGTCATAAACAAGCCCATCAAAACGGCTACAATGAAGCACTCCGAGACGTCCTTGACATTTTAAAGACCAACGGAGATCATTGACCAATGACCGATATTTTTGCTGAGCCCAAAGACCAAGGGGTTGGCAACCCACTAGAAGTCCTCGTAGGAGAGGGTAAGAAGTACGCCACTGTAGAGGACCTTGCAAAGTCCCGCATTGCAGCTGACGAACACATTGCCCGCCTAGAAGCCGAGGCCGCTGAGTTCCGCCAAGGGATTCAACGACAGATTTTAGACCGCGAACAACAATCTCAACAGATCACGCCACCCGTAGGGAACCAAGACCAAGGTAACCAGTCGCAACGTGCACCTCAAGAAGATTTGGCTGAACGCATCCGCGAAGTAACGCGTCAAGACCGTGAGGCTGAAAAGGCCCGGACTAACGTAGAAGCTGTAACGGACCGCCTGACCTCGACCTTCGGTACGCCTGAAGCTGCTAATCAAGCAGTAGCGTCCAAAGCCCGAGAGCTTGGTGTCTCCCTTAAGTTCCTGCTCGATTCCGCCGCCGCCAGTCCCGCCGCTTTCTATAAGCAAATGGACCTTGACGTCCAACCTCGTAATGCGCCCGCACCTCACGGTAACGTGAACACTGGCGCGCTTCACTCCCAATCCGCTGGGTCGGCAAAGGCTGGCACGTACGCATACTACGAAGAACTGCGTAAGTCCAACCCTAAGATTTATAATCTGCCAAAGACTCAGCTTGACATGCACAAACAGGCTATGGAGAATCCAAACTTCTTCGGATAGCCTATTAGACAAGGAATAATACTTTGGCTGGTATGACTACCTCGAATACCCAAGCACTGATTCGTTCAGAGCTTTGGTCTAACCAACTTAAGGACGTTCTCGACGACGAACTGATGATGGACGGTTTCGTCCGTTGGCTGGATAACTTCCCCGACGGCGATCAGCTGACCATCCCCAGCATCGGCGAACTGGACGCCTACGACTACGTAGAAGACCAAGCGGTCAGCTACAGCCCGCTCGATACCGGTGAGTTCAACTTCACCATCAACCGCTACAAGCAAGCTGGTACGTACATCACGAACAAGGCCAAGCAGGACGGCTTCTATATGTCCGAACTGGTCTCGACGTTTGTGCCCAAGCAAGCTCGTGCCATTAAGCGCCACCTTGAAATCGACATCATGAACGCTGGTCAGCCTGTCACGGGTAACCCAGCTGGTTCGCAAGTCGCTGGTTCTCCGAACCTGATCAACGGCGCGGCTCACCGTAAGGTTGGTGCGTCTACTCTGAACACCAAGCGTGTTCTGGGTGTTGAAGACTTCGCCTACGCGCGTTACGCCCTGAAGAAGGCTAACGTTCCTGACCGTAACCTGATTGCTCTGGTCGATCCGTCGACTGAGTTTGTGATGAACACGCTGGCCAACCTGACCAACGTTTCTAACAACCCGCGCTGGGAAGGCGTTCTGGCTAACGGCATCGGCAGCGAAAATCACTTCGTTGCTAACATCTATGGCTTTGACGTCTACACTTCGAATTATCTGCCGAAGTCGGGTCAAGACCAAAACGGTGCTTCCGAAACGATCAACGCGGTCGCTTCTGGTACTGGTGCGGTTGCGAACCTGTTCTTCAGTGCTGTGCCTGACCTGCGTCCGTGGGTTGGTGCTTGGCGCCAGATGCCGAAGGTTGACGGTGAGTACAACAAGGACTTCCAGCGTGAAGAATACGTCACGACTGCTCGTTACGGCGTGAAGCTGTATCGTCCGGAAAACCTCGTTTCGATCCTCACCGATCCGACGGCTGTGGGCTAAGGGAGAATATAGATATGGCTTGGACTAACGCTGACGGCCTGCAAGTTCGCTTCGGCTCCGATTGGAGCTCTAATGGACTTCGCCGGAACCGTCCCGGAACCCTTTCGACTATGGGTGCTGAAAAGCAAATCGAAGTCGACGTCGTCTTTAAGACGCTAGCATCCGGTGTTACCGGCTACTCGGCGGACCTTAACAACGACGGCACGAACGATGGTTTCTATAACGGCGACGTTAAGATTCCGGCTAACTCGAAGATCACTGCTGTCCAGTACGTTGCGGGTGAAACCGCAGTGGGTGGTACCGCCTTCACTGTTGGTCTGTACCAACTGAACGGCACCGCCATTAACGCTACCGGCCTGATCACTGCCACGGAAGGTGTTGTTGCCAACATGACCGTCGGTAAGATTATCACCGGCGCTGGTACTCTGGCTTCGACGACTTCGGGTTCGACTTCGGTCGGTGCTACGGATGCTTACATCGGCATCACGCCTACCGGTACCTTTACCGCTGGTCGTGGTCGTCTGATCATCCGCTACATCGATCCGACTCCGCTGCCTAACATCACGTAAGACTAGGGATTGAGGGGATAGGTTATTAATTTGGCCTGTCCCCTTTTTCTTTGTGGAAATGACAGCACTCTGGCTCATCGGGATTCTGCTGGCGGTCTTAGGATTCGTCACGACTTTCGCTCTTACTAATCTTTATCAACGCTTGAATAAGATTGAATATACGGCTGCCAACCTTCACGAAACTTACGCGAAGAAGGACGACGTTAACCGAGACTTCAAGACTATTCAAGACAGTCTTACACGAATTGAAGATAAACTAGACAGGAAGCAAGACCGCTAATGGCTAAACTAGAACTTGACCCAGTCGGGTCTCTTGAGAACCAAACGTCTGCGATCCAAGTTCTTAACGAGAATTTCGGGCGTATTGAAGACGCCTTAGAAAACACTCTAAGCCGTAACGGAGCTGGCCCTAATCAGCTCAGCGCTAATCTTGACTTCAACGGCAATCGAGGCACTAACCTCGGAACCCCCATTGCAGGAACAGACGCTGCTCGTCTGATTGACCTGCAAGATGTTGTCGGGGTTAGTGTCCTTGTTGTCCCCAGCCTTGCTGGTAACTCTAACAAAGTCTTAAGCACTGATAATTCGGTCTTAGTGTTTAAGGACCCAGCTACGTTTGCTGGTGTCGGTGACATGAAGCTGGTGAACGCTCTGGCGGGTATCAACCAGACAACTGCTCGGACCAATCTGGGTCTAGGCACTATGGCTGTGGAAGCTGCATCTGACTACGGTAAGATGAATGTCAACATCACACGGACAGGCGGCCTCACACAGACGGGCCAACTGGTCCTCAACGGTGTTGCTGACCACGTCCTCATCAGTTCGCCAGACAACCTGTCAGACGGCAGCCTTGGTTATCGCGGTATCCCACAAGAGACGAAAGACGTAGCCTATACGTTCGTCCTTGGTGACTCCGGTAAATCCAAGCTGCATACGTCTGCAACTGCTCATATTTATACCGTCCCCAATAACGCGACGGTTCTTTACCCTATCGGTACAATCCTAATCGTTGACAACACCGGTACAGGGGCTGTAACGATTAACCGAGGTGTTGGCGTTGTACTGCGGATTGCAGGCCTAGCAACTGACCAGAACATCGCTGTTGCCCAATGGGGCTCAGTGTATCTCCGCAAGATCGGCACCAACACTTGGGTCGCATCCGGAGTTAATATCTCGTAATGTCTGGGGCCTTAGCTGCAATCATGGGGGGCCGTCCGACTATGCGGGTTACGGTCAACAGAGACAACGTGTCGGGTTACAGCAACACAGTCCCCGCCACAGCTCAGACGACTGAAACGGTAACTGTTACGCCTGTCGGTGGTAAACCCCCTTACACGTACGTCTGGACCCTCGTTAGTGGTACAACCCTAAGGGTCATCCAATCGACCCCAGATCAAGCCAAATTCAGCTATCGGTTCTTTGCTTACGGCAGTGTTACTGCTGTTTACAAATGCACCGTGACTGACGCTGCTGGTGTGGTTCGAGACTCTCCTAACGTCACCATTTACCTCGAAGCGTTCAACCCCGGAGTCTAATGTGTCTGCTAGAATGTCCTTACTTGAAATGACGCAGAACATCCTTTCCGCCATGGACTCCGACGAGGTGAACTCGATTGGGGACACGGTAGAAAGTCTGCAAGTTGCTGAAGAGATTCGCAACACCTATTACGAACTGGCTACGGCCCTCAAGATTCCAAGCAACCAAAAGCTTCTGACCCTTGAGCCCCTGTCCGACCCAGACCGTCCCAACTACCTTAAGATTCCCGACGGTGTCCAAAGCATCGAGTGGATCAAGTACAAGGACGAAGACGGCCAGTACCGAGACGTCCGATACGTTGAGCCTGAAGACTTTATCAGGCGCACTCAGTGGTTCCACAACCACCAGCCTTTCGTCTCCGTCACAGACCCCGAGTACGGGTCGATCAGCTTTAACATTCTCACCAATGCAAGCCCAAGCTTTTGGACAACGTTCAACAACAGTTTGATTGTGTTCGACAGCTACAACTCAGAACTTGACTCAAGCCTCCAAGAGTCCAAGGTTCTCTGTTCAGGGTTTGAAGTCTTTGACTTTGACTTGGCTGACGACTTTGTCCCCGAGCTTGACACCTTCCGTTTCCCTCTTCTGCTTGCGACCGCTAAGGCCGCTTGCTTCGTTAACTTTAAGCAGATCAGTAATGCCAACGAAGAAAGACGCAGCCGACGCCAGATGGTTAGAGCACAAAACGATCTATGGCGAGCAGATCAAAGGCGTCCATACAACCGTACACCTAACTATGGCAGACAACGTCGCTGAGCGTCTAAAGTTTGTCCACCCTAAGGCAATGACCAAGATTGCACCGGACACCGAGTACCTGTCAGCAAACTTACAGTCTTACAAGATTGTGACGGACGGGTATTCGGGTCTGTGTTACATTAAAGGTTATCGCCTGCCCAAGAAGTCGCTTCACCGAAGCATTCAAGGGTCCTTCTCGTCTCGACAACGTGCACACGAAGCCCTTGTGGCTTACCTAAGAACTAAAGACAAACCAGGAAGGAAATCAGTTTGGCCCGGGCGGTAGCTAATAAACTATACAGGACTGCCGTTCGCGGACTGATCACTGAAGCGTCTGAACTGACGTTCCCTGAGAACAGCACGCTGGACGAAGACAACTGCATTATTTACCGTAAGGGTAATCGGTCTCGCCGCCTCGGTTTTAACATCGAGGAAAATGGCGCTGTGTCCGACTACATCATTGCGGACCTTGCCAGCACGGCCATGAAGGAATACGTCTGGTCTTCGGTCAACAACATTGCTGAAACGAACTTCCTGTGCAAGCAGATCGGCAGTACTCTTTATTTCTACGACCTCGCCAAGACTCCACTGTCTGATGGCCGTAAGCCCTTTACCGTCAACCTAAACCTTTACCTCGCCCCCACTCAGACCACGATGTATCAGTCTGAAGTGCAGATGGCTGCGGGTAAGGGTTATCTGTTTGTTGTCGGTGAACGCATTGAACCCCTGATCGTCACGTACGATGCCTCGACTAATACGATCAGCGTCCAGAAGATTTACATTCAGATTCGAGACTTCCGGGGGGTTGACGATGGCTTAGCCAATGACGCAGAGCCGACGACCCTTTCGGATACTCACCATTACAACCTCCGGAACCAAGGTTGGGTTAACCCCAAGAACACTGGCTCCGGCAACGTCGTTCAGTACTTCGATACTTTCGGCAACATCGGGTCTTACAATGCACCCGACAGCTCGGTCATCAATGAGTACAAGACAGCGACAAGCCGTTACCCCGGGAACAACAAGCAATGGTGGACGTCACGAGACGCAACCACTAATGCCTTCAGCCCAGCCCTCCTTGAGAGCTTCTACAGCGGCAACAACCGAGCCCCCCGTGGCCACTTCATCGTCAACGCCTTTAACATTGACCGAAGTGCTGTAAGCGGCATCCCGAACCTTAACGTCGAAGCAACCGCCGAGCGTCCCGTTTCTGTAGCATTCTTCAGTGGCCGGGTCTGGTTCCTGTCTGCTTCGTCTGTTTACTTTAGCCAAGTGCTCGACACCAAGAACAAGGCGGGCTTCTGCTATCAAGAAGCTGACCCAACGTCAGAAGACATCAGCGAACTGGTTCCAACTGACGGCGGTGTGATCCCGATCCCTGAAATGTCCAAGGGCGTCCGCCTGATCCCGTTGGGTTCTGGTATAGTTGTCTTTGGCATCAATGGCATCTGGTCCATCACAGGGACGTCTGCTGGCTTTACGGCTAACGATATCTCAGTGTCGAAGGTTAACCCCATCGGCTGTGAAGCACCTAACAGTGTCGTCGAAGCTGAAGGTCAAGTGTACTGGTGGTCCCGCGTGGGTATCCTCGCGATGTCCCCCAAGATGGGTCAGTTCGGTCCAGTCGAAGGTATCTTTGACAAGACGAACATTACGGAACAAACCATCCAGACCTTCTACAGCGAAGGTATCCCGGAGAACCGTAAGCCGTTTGTCAAGGGTGCGTACGATCCAGCAACCAACAGTATCCAGTGGTTGTTCAGTGACGATCCAACTGTACCCAACTACATGTACAACAGGGTCCTCAACCTCGACCTGACGCTTCAAGCCTTTTACCCTTGGTCTCTCAGCAAGGTTGGTTCTAAGATCAGTGGCATCTTCGTCACCCCCAAGATCAACCTGATTGACCATCCGGCGATCAAGGACAGCTTCTTCAAGTACTGCTTCGTCACACCAATCGGTGGTGACGCCTTTGGTCGCTTCGAAGACAGTTCGTTCTCAGACTTCAGATACGAAGACGAAGTCGGTAAGCCTTACTTGTCGTTTGCCAATACCGGTTACGAATTGCTTGAAGACGCTATGCGTGGGAAGATGACGCCTTATGTGTTCACTTACTTTAGGCGGACCGAAGAGAACTACGTCGAAGACGGGACTGACTACAAAGTCGACAAACCATCCTCCTGCTATGTTCAGGTCAGATGGAACTGGGCGAATAGTTCAGTTGCCGGTAAATGGTCCGCTAAGGTCCAAGGCTATCGACATACCCGCATCCCTCAGTTCACTGACGACGCCTTAGGGTTCGACACAGGTTATCCCATCGTTGTCACTAAACACAAGTTCCGCGGGACAGGTAAAGCTGTTCAGTTCAGGTTCGAGTGTGACGAGATCGGTAAAGACTTCGACCTGCTTGGGTGGGCCGTCAACTACAACGGAGCAACTCAGGTCTAATGGTTCGTAAAGCAACAGAAGCTGACATCGGCTTCGTCCTTGACAAGGTCCGCGACTTCCACGCATACAGTCCGTATCGTGATGTCCCTCTTGACGAGGAGTCGATTACACAACTAATCTACGGTCTTCTGGCTGGTGGTGTTATCTTCGTCTCAGACGTTGGTTTCATTGCCGGTCAGATTACTCCACTGTTCATTAACCCAAAGCAAAAGGTCGCTAACGAAATCGCTTGGTGGTCACCAGAAGGTGGCGGACAAGAGCTTCGGGAAGTGTTCGAGCAATGGGCAAAGGACAACGGTGCGCACGCAGTACAGCTTTCAATCCTCAACGACGAAAGGGCAGGACGAATGCAACAAATGTTAACTGATCTCGACTACCGCCCAATCGAAGTTGCTTACATTAAAGGATTAGCGTAATGGCCGTTCTTACTGCTATTGCTGCAACGGCCCTAGCGGTTTCTGCTGGGTCAACGATTTACAGCGCTAATCAACAGAACAAAGCATCTAAGGCCAACCAAGCTGCTGCGGGTCTTGACCGTCAACGTATGAACCTACAAGTTGCCCGCGAGAAGCGTGACGCCATTAAGGCCGCTAGGTTCTCGTACGCACAGGCACAACAAGGTGCAGAGAACCAAGGCGCTCAGTACAGCTCAAGCTCTGAAGGCGGCCTAGGCTCCATCCAGAGCCAGCTTGGTTCAAACCTTTCGTTCCTCGACCAGAACCAAATTCTTGCAGATGCAGCTTCGGTTCAGATCGGTCGAGCCAATACTTACATGTCTCGGGCCAGAACGGCTGACGCTGTCGGGTCTGTTGCAAACTCTGTCTTCGCTAACTCTGATACTATTTCAAAAGTCTGGAAAGGCGCAAACTAATAAATGGCTAATCCCTTTGAGAGCTTGGCCCAGACGTCGGGACCCTTCGAGAACGTTCAGCTTCCAACTGAGCCTGAAGCACCTACGCCTGCCCTAGCTCGCTTCCGTCGTGCCCAAGTGGTTGCGGCAGCCAACATCGACGTCTCGTCAGACGACATCTTTCAGAACTTCGAACAACTGACAGACCAGTACATTAAGAACACCGAACTGTACGGTGAAACTCAAGACGACATCGCGGTGGCTGAACGTCGCCGTAACCGTGCTGTCAACGCTGCGATGAACCTCGCTCAAGACGCCCCGAACTTCGATCCGACTGGTGAACTCCAAGAAGGCGCTGTGCTGGCTACTCGTCAAGCAATCGGTGCTGACATCGAGCGTGAACGTCAGGCTGCCCTTGAAAAGGAAGCTGTTGACAACATCATGGACTTGGCCGCTGGCGGTAACCGTACGCAAGCTGAGACGATGATCAATGCCCTCGAACATGGGTCTGTTGTTGACCAAGCCCGGGACTACGCTGCAAAGGCTATGATCCTTCAGCGGGAGATCGACCGAGCTGGCCTAGAGTACAGCAACGAGCCTTGGTTCGCCCATGTGGTTAACTTTGCTGTCTCCGTCATTCCGTTCCAGAAGTCCTCGGGGGCTGTGGGTAACGTCAACGTTGAAGGCCGTAACTGGCTAGAGTCCATCGGTGACCGTGTCTGGTCTGGTGAACGTCGGAACATGGAAGCTTCGGCTCTCATGAACATCAGTGACCCAGAAGAGTTTGCCCGTATCCTGCGTGAACAGGTGATCCCCAATATCCATGAGAACAGCACGCTGCTGGGTTGGACCGATAAGTCGGAAGAACTCAACCTATTGGCTGGCCTCAAGGACCGTGGCCGTCCCGTCTTAAACAATGCCTTTAACACCCTCGACAACTTCGGTCTCGTCGGTGCTGGTGAGATTGCTGCTGGTGCTAAGTTCGCTACCAGTCTCCCTCGTATGCTTGTGGGCCTAGGAGCCCGCCGGGAGGGTGCTGGGGCGCTTGCTGCTGCGGCTGCTAAGTTCACTGCCGGTGGTGCAGAAGAAGCCGTACAGAGGGCTGGTATTGCGTCTGTCAACGACGTAGCTGACGAACTGATGCCAACCATTGTCCGCCCTGACGGGGGAGACATGGTGGTCCCTGTTCAAGCTGCTGCTAACCTTGGTCTTGAGAACGGTCTGCGTATCCGTGACAGCCTTGAGCGTCTGGTTCAAACTGGCCGCTTTGCTGACGACGCTGAAAAAGAAGCAGCCATTCAGGCACTCAAAGACAGCTCAGCCGGGGCCTTCGGGGCTAACCGAGTGGTCGACATTCGCCGGGGTGAAACACTTCTGGCCGACGACAGCTCGACAAACACCATTGAGTTTGTTCTGGGTAAGACAGCTGAAGAGGGTTACAGCAACCCTGCACACGCTAAGGCTTACGCTGACAGCTTAGGCTTCAGTAACGCCCGAGTCATTCAAGGTGAAGGCGGACAACACTTCGTCTCCGTCACCCGCGACCTTCCTGAAACTGGTTGGTACAGCAATGCACTCAACGTCAAGACCAACAACGTCCTAAGCCGCTTCCTGCTTGGTGCCCGTCAACGCTCTGACGAGTTCCTTGCTAACAGGGCTCAAGTCTCTGAGAACACTCGGAACAAGATTGTCAACGATCACGTCCGCACCCTGTTCAAAGAGATCAACATCGACCCTGTGTCTAAGGACCGTGTTGCCCAACTGTGGCAGCTCGGAGAGTCTAAGGACAAGTGGTTCAGCCTCGAAGAAGCCAACATCTGGTATCAACGCGGGTTCCAACGGGACATCAGCCCCAAGGAATGGAAAGCTTACAACGGTCTCCGTGACATCAACGACTTCGAATATGCTATCCGTAATGACCTTCGCTACAAAGAACTGGTTGTTAAGGGTTACGAAACTGTTGGCTTTGATGCTGCTGGTCAACACTTCGACCAACTCAACGGCATTGTTGACGACACCTTTAGCCGTCCCATTCAAGGCCGGGCTTGGAATGCGTCCACCAATGGCTACAGCTCACGCCTGACCGCTGAAGAGATTGAGCGCCTGACTAACGAAGGTTACGTCATGGTTCATCTGGACGACGCTCAGAACTTGGCTAACGGCAAGCAGCTGACGTCTGTAATCGTTAAGCGAGATCAGATGGTCCGCGATCAACTGAACCGCATTCAGCTCCCTTATAGGGCTGGTGGCCACCGTATCTACAAAGAGAAGTTCTTTGTGAAGCAGGCCCGCCGGATGGTTGACGAGGACGGTAACGAAGTCTGGCAGTCGCCTTCCACGTTCATGGTTGGTACTGCTGCTGAGGCTAAGGTCTGGGCTGAAACGATGGAACAAGCACGCCTCATTGCCGTCAGTGACAACCCCAGCCTCCAAGCTATCGACGATGTGTTCAAGGGCCGCGCTGGTTATCCCACTGCTGAACAGTTCATGTCCAACCTTGAGACCGGGAAGTACTCCAAGGAGTTCAGCTTCACGTCTATGTTTGACCGCGAACTGCCTCGTGAATACGACAACCTCGGTTCGTCCTTTACTCAAGGCGACATTGACGAAGAAGGTATCACGTCTTACCTGCGGACCAATGGCCGTCTGTACTACAGTCAAAAGGGTGACGAAGCTCTGGTGGACTGGCAAGGGGCTCAGGCTCCTGTGCTTAACGCCTACGAGTCAGTCAACCGTGCGTTCAACAACATCGCTAACCTGTCCAGCTACAACGACTACAAGCTGACGTCTATTGATCGCTGGGTGAAAACCTTTGGTGGTGCAATCGATCAAAGCTCAGTTCCAAGTGGTGCCTCCAACATGCAGAAGTTCCTTGACGCTAAGCCGTCTATGGGCGCTACTCGTGACGGTGTCAAGCAGGCGATGTTGGATCAACGTGCAATCATCATGCGTAACCTTGGTTGGAAGACTGAGGCTGACGCAGGCTTTGACGAAGCAACGAGGCGCTTCCACAGCTTTGTGATGGGCGCTGATCCGTCCAGCCTGAGGCACGAAGCAAGTCGACAAGCGCTTAACTGGTGGACTGAAAAGAACCCTATCCAGTCTCTGCGCGGTATGGCTTTCGACCTTAAGCTTGGTCTGTTCAATCCAACGCAGCTGTTCCTGCAAGCCGGTACGTTCCTTGCCATTACGGCAATTGACCCTGCTGGTGCTGGACGTGCTGTACTGTCTGGTCCCGTCCTCCGCCACTACCTGATGCGTAGGTCCGGCGAGGAAACCTTGGACGCTTACGTCAAGGCGGGTCTACACACTAAGATGGGCTTCCCTGACGAGACTGAGTTCCGGGCGTTCATGGGTGCTGCTAAGAACTCCGGGTTCTTCAGCATCAACGAAAGCCACAGCTTGGTCAACGCTATGGGGCCGTCCACCATTAACCTGATGGGTGACCCGATCAAAGACGTTAGGCAGATGGGTCGTTTCTTCTTTAACGAAGGTGAGACGATTAACCGTATGGCTGCGTTCCGGGTTGCTTGGGACAGGACGATCAAGAAGTACAGCGGTGTTTCAAACATTGTCGGGAAGGATCAAGTCCTTAACGAAATCTTTGGTGAAGCTGAGAAGTTCGCTTTCTCGATGTCTCGTCCAAGTCAAGCTTGGTGGCAGCAAGGTCTGGCTTCCATTCCCACTCAGTTCTTTGCTTATCAAGCACGGATGGCTGAGATGATGTTTGGCGGTCAGCTGACTCGTGCTGAACGGGCTCGTCTAATCATCAGTCAATCTCTTCTGTACGGTACGTCTGGCGTCCCTCTTGCGGGTGTCGTCAGCGACTTGATCAAGCAGAAGACTGGTGAAGCCCCTGACATCAACACTCCGGCGGGCTTTATCGACCGAGGCTTTATGGACTGGGCCATCAACGGCGCCACAGGGGCAGACGTCCTTGCTGGTCAACGTCTTGGTACTGGTCGCTTCCTTGGTGACACTGTGGGCGATCTGTTTGGCTTCTCCAAGTACGGAGAGACGAATACCATGGACGTCGTTGGTGGTGCTACGTACAGCATCACTGAAGACCTCGCCAAATCCCTGATGCCGTTCATCAAGTATTCGATGGACGCTTCTGGTGGTGACCCCGGGCGGGCTCTTGAGCAACGGCACCTTAAGGCCATTGCGATGAACATCAGCTCACTGTCTAACCTGACGAAGTTCATGCTCATCCGCAACTACGGTGAGTACACGACTAACAAGGGTCGGGTCATGGCCAACGACGTTCCAGCTGTTAACGCTTGGGCGACGTTGCTCCTAGGTGCTGCCCCTGCCGAGTCCGATCAGATCGGTGCCATCATGGCTTACCAGAAAGACCGGAAGAAAGTGGTGACCGAAGCGACGACTGTTATCGAACAGTACAACGTTCAGGTCCTCAATCACCCCGACCGTGCTGACGATCTTGGTCTCGAACTCAACGCATTCTTGAATATGTTGGACCCCGAGGTCAAGCGTGAAGCAATCGAAAAAGCTAGAAAGCCTGACGAGTCCCTGCTGGCCTCTCTTGAGGAACGTATGGAACGACAACAGGCTGAACGTGACGTCATTAATCAACTAGAAGGAAGCGCCGATAGTGGGCAGTCTTACTGATAACTTAGCCAGCGTCAACTCTTCTGCTAGGGTCATTGATCCTCAGAACGACAAAGGCCCCAGCTTCCTTCAAGGGCTTGCCCAGATTGCCGAGACTGCCGTAACTGGTGGGTCTCGGCTCTTTGAGCGGGCAGAAGCTGACAATGCTCGAACGGCTGCAAGCAGGGCTAAGGCCGCTGAAGACACAGCAAAGAACGCTGCTGCTCTTCTGGCGTACCAACAAGGTACCAACCAAGGTGCCTTTGCTCCACCCCCTGTGCTCAACCCCGCGCCTCAACAAGGGCGATACGAAGGCCCTGTGCCTATCGACTCGTCTCTCGAAGGTGCTCCCCCGCCTCCCGGCACAGAGCGTGCAGTCAATGAAGTCGTAAGGGCTCAGCAAGCAGAAGACCAAGGTCGGGCACCGTCTGGCTCAGGTCGTATCCTGCTTGAGACGAAGATCAACGAACTGTTTGCTCGTCACCCTGAACAGATTAACGAAATGACTAAGGTCTTCCGCGAGGCGGGTCTTGATCACTTCCTGTTCAGAGCGCGAGACACAGAAGAGGCGATTTACGACAGCCAGACAAAGGCTGAGCTTGACGGGGCTAACACTCTGTACGAGACTGCCATTAAGGCCGGTGTCGCTACTCAGGGTGCTACGTTTGCAGAAGTAGTGGAACAAGGTCGGGCTATTGCTCATCAGACTTACGTAGCCGAACAAGCCAAAGCTACTGCTGAAGCTAGTCGAGCTGCTACTGCTGAAGGTCGTTCTTCGTTTGAGTTCAATCAAAAGAATGCAGACCGAGACGTGGGGATTGCTGTTACTAGGTCACTGACCACAGCTGTCCAGCCGTTCTTTAACCGCATCACCGAGCTGGCTGTTCAAGCTGGTCAGAACCCTAACGATCAACAAACCGTTGAACTTGCTTTCCCCGAGCTGGCTGCTGGTGTTGACCTAATCATCAACAACCACATCGCTGCCCTTCGTCAAGCTGGTGCACCCCCGAGTGCCATCGAAGAAGCACAGAAGCAAGCCAACACTTACAAGCAGTCGTTCCAGTCTCTGATGTCTGGTCCTCTGTCTCAAGCTGCTGCAACGACTCGTGCCGTGACTGGTATCAGTAATCAACTGCAACTTGACTTCGCTCAGTCGATGCCTGTTACTTCAGGTCTCATCGAACTGCTGGGTCGCTCTGCTGTAACTGAGCTGGCTGGTGGTAACATTGCTTCCATCCTACCTGCTGGTATGATTGCCGAGCTTAAGGGCGAAGCAGCGAACATTAGCGGCGTGATAGATACTGACGAAGAAAAGATGTCGCTTGCCAAGATGGCGGCTCTCCTGCGTGGCAAGACGGGTATCCGTGAGCTGACTGAGGCTCAGGCCCTTGAAGCCATGCCGACCCTCGTAACGGCTGCCATAGGCGGACAACGAGACATTGCGGGTAATGTCCCCGGTGCAAACCGTGAGACGTACTTCAATGCCAACCTGAACATCATGAACGCTGCTATGGAAATCCAGCCGGGTCAAGACACGTCGAGCACTCGGGCAACCGCTGTTGCAACTCAAGCCGCCTTCGGGACCACGGCTCGTCAAGCTCAGCTGGCCTTTGTTCGGACCAACCCTGAAGAAGGTCGAATCCTTATTACGGCTGGTCGGGCTTCGTCTTACCATCTGTATCAAGGCCTCAAGAATCGTCAACTGGACGACACCGAGACCAACAACGGTCTGTGGGGTTTCATCTGGGACGACACTGTTAAGTCTTTCCGCCCACAGCTGAACGAACGGGCTGCCCGCAATCTGGTCACCCAAAGGGCTCAAGGTGGCGGCACCCCCATCACCATTGACGGCCTTAGGTCTGCTGGTCCGCCGACTCGCCTGAACAACCACGTCAATAGCCTTACGTCACTGATGAACTACCAAGTGGCTACGGCACCGTTTGACGACGACTTCAAGGGCGCTACGCCTCGTGAAGTTCAACTGTTCATGCTCAACGGCACCCTGCCCCGGTCCATGCAACAGGCTCAAGAAGCTGGACGCACTGTTCAACAAGGTCTGCAAATGCTTCGGACTGATCTGGGACGTGCTGTGTCTGATTCCATTAACTTCCAAGTGGAGGCTACTCAAACGAACAATCCAGTAACACCACCCCGTGGAGAGCTTCAGACAACCGTAAGGGATCGGGCTGAACGCATGGGGCTTCCTTGGGGTCTCGTTAATCGCCTAGTGTCTCGTGAATCTACTTGGGACGCTAACGCAGAGAACACCAAGACCCAAGCCCGCGGTCTGTTCCAAATCAATGACGACAGAACTGATCGGTCTCTTGACGAGAACATCAACGACGGTCTGGCCATCGTGAAGGAATCCATGCAAGTGGCTCAACGAGTCCTTGGTCGTCCCCCGTTTGATTGGGAGACGTACGTGGTTCACCAACAAGGCAACGGCGGCGGTGGGGCTCTACTGAACCCAGCTAATGCCAACAAGACTGCCCTAGAGGTTCTGACACAAGCGTACAGAGGTAACAGCCGTCTGGCCACTCAGGCCATTGTCGGTAACGGCGGTAACACTTCGATGACTGCGGCTGAGTTCGCACAGTCGATCAAACGCTTCTTTGAAGGCTAATGACGACACCACCGATTGGCTTGGCGCTGGCTCTCCGAAAGGCGAACCGGCGTCGAGTCGTCACCATCAACCCCAGTGAACTGACTGGGCCTATGGGTCCAATGGGGCCTGCTGGTCCGTCAGCCCGTGTTGAACTACCTAGTGTAACTATTGCTGAAACAGCGACCATCGCCATCAACGCAGGTATTAGGTCAATCAACCTCAGCTGTCCCGGTCTCTTTAAAGACGAAGCAGTTTTCATAACGGCTGTGTCTGCTGTACCGGCTGGGTACATGATCGGACACTGTCAGGCAATCAGCGATGGGACACTTAATGTCCGGCTGCTGGTCCCTCTTATCGCCCTTGGGGCTTCATACTCAATCACTTGTAAGGTCTTTGTGCTACGATGAACACTGATAAAATCATTACCGCAGCTAAGACTTATCTTGGGTCTGAAGCAACTGCAACCAGCTTTAACGGCCTTGTGCTTCAGGCGGCTAACAAGTACCTCGCCTATGACCGTACAGCGCTCCCTGATGCCCTCAAGGACGCTCTTAACCAGTACCTAACCAACGACCGCATTGCTCTCACAGACGCCATGTACGACGCTGCAATCCAGTTCCTTGCTGGTGATGATGATATGGGTGATGCAGTCAGTGCGGCCATTGAGAAGTACATCAGGGTTGGTGGATCGTTTACCGGTCTTGACCTTGACTTTGCCAATAACCGTTATGCACTTAATGGTGCGTACAGTTCAACATTCCCAGCTGGTTGGTCATTCACTCGGGCGTCTCCGAAGACGGCACCAGCCCCTAATGGTTTGCTGTCATTTGCAACCGGCGTGCCTGCTATTGTTCCAACACGAGGGCTCCTCGTGGAGGAGGCGCGGACGAACATACTTTCGTACAGTACTCCGGGCACGCTAGGATGGGCGTTGTTGAACACGACAGCTATCCAGAATGCAGCATCCTCGCCCACAGGCGCTATCGATGCAATGCGCCTAACATCTTCAGCTGCTTCCCAAGCTCGTGCAGAGATAGGCGGGTTCGTTAACTCAGTGGCATACATGGTTTCAGCGTATGCTAAATTAGAAACGGCTCGGTACGTTGGATTTGGTCACTATAATGGTACGACCGACAGTTATGCTTCGTTTGATCTCCAAACTGGAACGGTCGTCGGGGCGTCTGGGCCTGAGTTTTCAGATTTAGCGATTGCAGTTTTAGCTGACGGTTGGTTCCGTGTTTCAGCCGCGTGGACGAGTGCGGGGGCGGGTTCTCAGTTAAAACTGCTAGTCAGTAATAATCCTGCACTGCCCGCAAACACCGGGAACGGCATTAGTTCTCTGTTTTGGGGGTGCCAACTTGAAGCAGTACCGGCGGCTGCACCAGGAGCCACGTCTCTTATTGTAACCACGGGATCAGCCGTTACTCGGCCTTCGGACGTCCCAACCCAAAACTTTACGCCCGGGGCCGAGGGTGTTCTTATGGTCGAATGGATTGAACCGGAAGTCTTAAATACAGGCTTCTCTAGGCTTATCGGCAGTAATGGTGCAGGAGCTTTAGCGCCTATTACAGCTTTTGGTACAGACCGCTCGCAGATTGCCAGCTGGAATGGTGCTATGCAAATTGGTGCTGTTATGCCAACAAGAGTCGTAGGACAAAGGTACAAAGCTGCTCTATGTTGGGACGCAAATGGTCGTAGGTTTGTAGGTACAGGCGGTAATGTTGCGTCTGATGCAAATGGTATCGGATCGTTTACACAGCTTGTTATTGGATACTCCCCGGTCTTAAGCGGGTTTATCAAACGTGTGAGTGCTTACAATACTGCTATGACAAACGCCCAGCTTCAGGCCTTAGTGGCATGAAATGGTTCTTAGCCCTTCCGCTTTTACTTGCTGCCTGTGAGCAACCACCCGGTCCATCCTTCAACGCTAAACCTCCTGTGGCTTACCAAGGTGACGCACAGTTCACCGTCGTTACAACGTCAGCGGGAACCATCCAGCGCATCTGTAACGACCCCAATGCCCGCTTCTGTGCTGTCAACAACACGGTTTTTACAACTAACCCCTGTAACTGGACGGACCCTTACGCTAACGCCATGTGCCACGAAAAAGGACATATCAACGGATGGCCTTCAAACCACCCCGTAAAATAAACTTCAGCTGGGTGCTTAGGCCGGACGTGATAGACGCTGTGCGCTCTTGGTTTGCAACCCTCAGTGGTGTTGCTGCCAGCGCCTTCAGCTTCGTTATCGTCATCCTAGCCCTCGTCTACACAAGAGCCGACAGTGGAACGATTCTTCTCACCGCTCTTGTCCTCACCCACATCGAGGCCATCCTGTGCCTCTTTTACCTACAGCGCCTCAGTCTTGAATCCCTCAAGGGTAAGATCGGCGTCGTTGAATTAGAAATGGAAACCCATGGCAGCCAACCACAAGTTCAGCAAGTTGTCAAAACAAAGGCTTACGGGAGTCAATCCGAAGTTAGTACAAGTGGTCCAACGAGCACTGGAACTGACGACGCAGGACTTCTCAGTGTTAGAGGGGGTTCGGACAGCACAACGACAGCGGGAGCTGTACCAACAGGGCCGGACAACCCCGGGGAACATCGTAACGTGGACGCTAAAGTCTAAACACATCGACGGTGTTGCCGTAGACCTTATCCCTTACCCCCTTGACTGGAACGACACCAAGGCCTTCAACGCAATCGCGGAGGCAATGTTCAAGGCGTCTAAGGAACTCAAGATTCCCATCCGTTGGGGTGCGGACTGGGATCAAGACGGGAAGCCGCGTGAGCGTGGTGAAACCGACAGCCCCCACTTTGAATTAATCTAAAGGATCACTAAATGACCAAAACTGTATCGTTTACCGCCAATGAAATCCGACAGAAGCTTCGTGACGTCACTGAGTCTTACGGGGCAGGCATTCAACTCAAGGTAGATAAGGATTGGAACATTGAACCCTACAATGACCCGGACCTCTCAGAAGAGACACCAGAAGAGTCTGAAAAGCGTGCTGAGCGACAAGCAACCGAAGCCAAGAAGCGCGAAGACAAAGAGAAAGACCTTCAAGCCAAAATCGACGAGGCGCGGGACCTGAAAGTCCGCCTCTGAAGGGAGGTGATCCAAATCTCGTAGCTGCTACGAAACAGCAGGCATAAAAAGGCCCCCTAGAGCGCAAGCCCTAGGGGGTTTCTTTTTGTCTAGATTGTCTCGGTAGACTTACACACGGCGCAGGACAACCAGCAGCAGGGTGATCGAGCTAACGATAAGGGTTGCAATAGCAATCATTTGTCATTCCTTTGTGGTTCAATGAGTTCTTCTTCTACCCAATCAATGAGGGCATTGTAACGAGTACTCACCTCGTTGTATTGACCGATGGCTGTGAGGGACCAGTCGGTAAGGTCGGTAACGGTTGTGGTCGAATCAGCAGGGATCCCGGCGGGATCGGCCTGAGGACTGCCGGTGATTGCTTCGTTGAGCACCCCGACAGCAACAGGACTAACAGGACAACTGTTAACAGGGACAAGGCTGAGACGGTGCTGTAGCGTCTTGTTGCGTTCCACAGCCAGCTGTAGGTTTTCTGCCAGTTCACGTTCGCGGTCAACATTTCTTACTTGTACCTCTTGTATTTCTTTAACTGGGACATATAGGGTCTTCGTGACAATACGCGCTTCGTTACGTGAACCAACCAAGTAGCCAGCCCCATATAAACCGGCACCAACAGCAAGAACAGCAGCACCAGCAAGAAGGTAAAGCTTGTATCGAGATAGTCCATTAGTGATTACACTCCACATGATCCGCCCTTTCCGCTGATGTCACAAATATCGTGGGTCTCTACGTTCTCTTCAAACGTCTCACCCAGCTGCTTAACCGCTTCAGAATATTTAACGCTAGTAAGAGGCTGGCCCCCACGAGCACCATCAGGATAGACGGTAAAGCCGCGAAGGCGATGAGCGTAACTAGCAAGAGTCCCAGCGAAAGCATCAACAGTATCAGGGTTGTTAAGATCAGAACCCCACGAAGGTAAGTTAATAGTCGAACTAATCGACTGGTCCACATAGTCCTGAACGTCTGCTTGGAACTTGATCCGTTGTTCATAGTTTTCTGCTAGGTCAACAGCGCTTTCAATGTTGTCAGCGTCTGCACCGTAAAGGTTGATTAGCTCTTGGGCTGTTCCGTCAACGACGTACTGGTAATGCCAGCGAGTCCCTTTAAGGAAACGTCTCTTATAGGCAACGGCAAAGAGGGGTTCAACGCCTGTAGTTGTACCAGCAAGGATGCCAATTGTTCCGGTAGGTGCGATAGCTCGTGTGGCCACAGGTCGGGATATTCCAAGAGCAGCACTGAATCTTTCACTAACAACTGTAGACTGCGCCTTATATACTGCAAGCCATCTGTGGAGTTCGGGACTGACATTATAGCCACTTCCTTTCTTCATCAACCATTCGTGCATACCCATAAGGCCAAGACCAAGGCGCCGATTCTTAGCACGTACCGCTGCGACCTTCTCGTACGGTAAGTCGGCCTTGAGTGTGCCACAGATAAGAAACTGCGTCGCAAGGGTGACGATGTCTTTGAACTCGTCGAGGCTGTCGATGCGTCCGAGGTTGATTGAGCCAAGGTTACAGACATCACTATCGTCTTCCGACGTAACCTCAGTACAAGCGTTTCTGAGTGTTTCGCGCTCTTTATCAAAGAAATTGAAACTGAACCCCGGTTCAGCAGTACGAAGGGCTTGCGCCACGTTTTGTTTGAATACGTCACCAACTTCTCCTGTCCGCCAATAATCCAATAACCATTCTGTGTCGTAGTTAACACTGATGTTGGTCATGTCCATCGGTGCCGGGAAGTTAAAGTCTTGTTGCTTAATATCCCATAGCGATTGTCCAGTAGTCCCGACTGGCATTGACTCCCAATCTTTTGACTTTAAGAACGCTTGGATATCCCCGTGCTTCCAGTTCAGAGACGCGTAAATAGCTGACCGCCTTGAGCCCCCCTGCATGACCCGACGGCCAATCTCGTTCAGCATCTGCATCTTTGGTATTGGACCAGACGCTGTACCCCCCGTCCGGCCTAAGTTCGCACCTTCCGGGCGATACACCGAATAGTCGACACCAATACCCCCGCCCGTCATCAAACAGCTCTCGGCTTTCCACGAAAGATTTGCCCAATCTTGCCTCGTATCTTCCTCTGCCTTCAGCAGATAACAGTTGTTATAGAACTTAGCCTGCCGACCTGCATAGTACAGGTATCGGCCACCGGGGATAAACTTCATTTCTTGGACGTAGCGGATCAGCTGATCTACTTGGTCCTTTGGCATGTGCTCCGAACAGACTTCAGAAATCAGGACGTGTGATAGATCGTTCCACGTCTCTGCACCTTCATGTGCGTACTTCTGCTTGAAGATGTCCTCACTGAACTTTGATCGGAATGCTGGGTTTTCGTTTGACCTAAAGCTCAATTGTCTTCATCTTCCCTGTCTTTGGCTAATGGATCGTACCCCTCTTGAAGGAAGTACGGGTCGAGGTTATGGTATCGCCTAAAGCGGCGTTCGTCTTCGTCTTCAACGACCTTGACCGCCTTTTCCTTCTTAGGCTTTCGGAGGTCCTTGGTGATGTGGTCCTTGCGGCGTCGGCTGTGTCGGAGCTTTGACTCGAAGTCTGCCATCCGGTATCTTAAATCCTACTGTTGGTCGTTCGTGGTACAGGGGAACCCCGTGGTGATCGTACAGACCAGACCACTGAGGCTCCCCCGCTTCGTCTAGCTGAGGCGTTGGCAGATAGAGTGCGGCGTAAAACTCATCCATCAATCTGCTTTGTCAGCTGTACAATGACACCCGGTACTTTACTTGGTGTTGGGCGATCATCGACAAGGCTTCCCTGCGCTTCGGCGTCCAGTACGATGGCGAGACAAGCGGCTGCATGGCCAAGATGATGTACTCCACTGTCCACTGCAACCCCTTCGCCTCCGTCATACCAAGCAATGATGTGTCGGTAAGCAGCGTCGATATACGTTGATGCGCTAACGGGGTCATTCCGCCAGTTAGCCGGTCCATATTTGGAAGCTCCGTCTCGAAACGCGTCTGCGATGTGGAGTTGGGCAGTTCCGGGAATAAGGCTAATTGCTGGCTTTGCTTTTCCATACTTAGTCTTGGGGTTCGTGTCCGTAATCGTCACTGTCTTCTAGTCCTAATGCTGATCGTACTCGGGGGTCACCCATGACTTCGTCGTAAAAGCGATCAACAAAGTCCTTGGAGCTGATATCCAGAATCTCACAAAGTTCGTCCGGAGTAAACCGGTCAATTACATGATTATACAGTTCGTCCTCGTCCATTCTTAGCCATATACTTCCTTGAGTCGCTTGAGACTGATGTGTTCGATGTCGTACGAGCCGTTCTGTACGTCACGCTTAATGACTACGCCCGGATTCCACATCTTGTTTGCAGGACCTGCGAAATCTGCGTGATAATCCTGATACACTCCGCAGACGAGACCGTGAAGTCTGTTTCCTCGGACGTCTGTTCGAATGTGATAATCGAATAGGTGCGAGTGCCCTTGGGTGACCGAGCTGAACTGCTTGAGAATGAGTGATCGAGCATGAGATTCACCACCGATTGGTCGTCCCATAATACCAGACGTGAAGTAGTGCTGATACGTGACTCCGTCAACTTCGACTGGAACAAGGAAAGGATATTCTTCAAACCCAGCTTCTTTGGACATGAGATCGCTAAGGCCGATAGTTCCTTCGAGGACGGGGTCTCGGTCGACGGCTTTGGAGATTCGGGCTTCGTGATTACCAAGAGTTCGTATGAACCTTGGGAGCTTTTTCTTTTGCTTTTTAACAATCGACATCATCCGATCTTGGGCGTCTAACCCTGCTTCGATATCTTTTTTGTAGCGACGACCTTCAAAGCCCTTTGTTCCTTTATCATAAGAACACAGGCTTGCCATATCCCACCAATCACCGATGTCAACCACCACATCAGGCTTAACATCAGTAATAAGGTGACCAAGCCACTCGTAACGTTTGTTATGATGATCAGGATGGCTATGGCTATCCGGAATAATAAGATGGGTCTTACCCATTAATCGGTTCAACTTGCTGTTGAGACAGGGTGTACTGCGTAGGGTCCGTCTGACGGCTTACCCACATTTCTGCGTCACCGTACCACTTGAACACCTTCTTGACAAAAGGGCCGTCTGCGGTAGGGTCGTAACGAATAACGATTGTTACCGTATCCATTCTTCTGGAATCTTTCCTGTTGCCCACGGAAAACCGTGGCGTTCAGCCCATTGGGCGTGTGTTTGCTTCTGCCCTGAGATTTTCTTATGGGCATCCATGAATACGAAACGAATGTCTAGGTCTGGGTTCTGAGCTTTGACGGCTCGCATTTTAGCGACTTCGCCAGTTCTGAAATAACCTTTGGCCTCGATTATAATTCCGTTGTCCAAAATAAAATCGGGATTGTACGTATGTTTAATGACGTACGGCACTTTCAACGTTTCGTATCCGAACGCACACTTAGCAGCTTTTAACTGAGCCGCCAGTGTGCGTTCGAATCCAGACTTCATTTAGTCTTCTGTGTCAGCCCGTTCGGAGTCTGCAACGTACAGGACGTCACTGGCCGAACAGATGAAGTTGATCGTCAGGGCTTCGTCAGCCTTGTCCAGAACGGCGTACAGATGGCCATTGAAGGCCGGATAGCCGAATGCCGGAACAACCTTCCCGTCCTTGAAGTGAAACTCGTACTCACGGGGTTCAGGGTCTTGAGTCGGCGCTTCATTAGATGTAATGCCGTACAGGGGGGTTACGTTATCGGTCATTAGAATGTTACCTCGTATTGATCTTTGGGTTCTTTGTTAACTTCGGTGAAGTGTACAGGCCCCTTAGCATAGAGGAACGTTCGGAGACCAATACCCCCATTTGAGTCTTTCCAGCAGTCGAACTTGAATGGACAGTACGAACAGTTGACACCAAGGACTCTGTTACCAGACTTACCCATTTCCTCGTCTGAATAGCAACGAGGGGGCGGTGTTTCACTGTCTACAACTGCTTTAAGGTGTGCAATACGCCCGGGAATGTCGAGCGCAACGAGGTCTTCACGGGGCGCCTTAAGCAGAGCCAAGTGACCTTGTTCTTTTTCGACTGCGAGCCAAGCACCATCAATGTCCCCCAAGGCGTTCGAATAACCCGCAAGCTGCTCATAGTAGCCGAAGGCATCGTTGTCTTGAAGAGTGCCGTCCTTAAACTTACGGAAAGCGTACTTGGATGCAGTCTTAACGTCAACAACGACCCCGTCAATAACGGCATCCATATGACCAACCACTCCATCCGTGACCACTTCTTCTTGTTCATGGGTTACCTCGTGCCCAGCCTCTTTGGCCAGAAACAACATGATAGATTCCCATACGTCACCGAACAGGAACTTCATTTTGGTGTGTGCCGGAAGGACTTCCTTGGGGTGGTCCGATTTAACTTCGTACCAGACCTGTCGGTCTCCCTTACCAATCCCGGACATCCGGAGGGTACCCTTGACGCCCCTGCGGTCCTCAGCGAGCCTGTTGGCTACTGTGACTGCAATGGCACGTCCTAGGGCCTCCACGGCCTCCGGGTTGGACATATGACTGTCCTCCCCGAAGAGCGCTTCGATGTCTGGGATCAGTGTGTCAATGGTCTTAGAGATTAGACCTTGGCCTTGGGGTAGGCCCGCCGATATAGGTCACGAGCAGCAGCCTTGGAGAAAAAGAACTCCATGTCTTGGTTCGTCAACGCAATCCACAGCACTCGGAAATAATCACGGACTGTGGAAGTTTTAGGAACTGTGTGGATAACTCCTTCGGGCATCTTAGTCGTTCGTCCAGTCGTCAACGGGGAACTCAACGTAGTCGTCACCACCAGCTGCACCACCCTCGTACGGGACATGTTCCCAGACTTGAATAGCAATCAGGCTTGGCTTCATGCGCTTGGCCTTACCGACTTCAACCGGGTTCAGTGCGAACTTAAAGTTGACGACGGAGCCGTTTCCGATACGCACGGTGGGGTCCCACGGTTGCCCCTTGCGGTCAACGACCGTGATAGGCTTTGCGGGGGTCTTGTCTTGCTTGATTTCTTTACGCTTGAAGGGGATGAATTGACCTTCAGCCGGGTGGTTGTCCTTCGTCTTGAGATAGAAGTCTGAGCCACCTTCAGCGAGGTACTTGTCAACTGCGTCTTGGTCAACGCCAATGTCGCAGGACCACTCTTTTTCACCGGCAGTGTAACCGTCTTGGGGCTTACCGAGAATCTTCGCCCAGAAAATCTTGCCTTGTAGCATCATCAGTTTTAAATTACTTTCTTTTTAAGTTTCTTTTTTTTAATCGTTGACAGAGTTACAGCGTACTCAGGCTTTGCAGGCCCTTTGGGTGTCTCGGGGATTCTGGTTATCTCTGTCAGTCGACGCCTACTACAATCCCTTTTTCGGCGTTTCGTCATCTTACCCACAGTATACCATAGACCGGGGGCTTTGTCAAGAACAAATTTATTTTTTCTGCCTCTTGACAGATTGGTCAGTTCATGTTATAATTATCTTGCAGCGGGGGTAAATAGGGAAGGTAAATAACGAAGGATTGACCTACTCTAAGAGTTATGGTATAGTCTCAGCCGTTGCCGACCCGGACGTTCCGGATAGGCTCACCGCGGTCAATCCTGTCCCACTCGGTGTCAGTGAACGGATCACGGACCCAACCGGGTTCAAGACCGTTGGCTTTGTCAATGAAGCTGTCCGCCCGAAGAATCGAACGTTCTTCATTGTTGACAGACCAAGGCGACACCTTCTTATTTTCCATCCCTTCCATGAACCCACGGCTCAGATGGACACCTTGTTCACCGTAGTAGCAGCGAACCATGTTGTTGTCGAAGTGCCCAAAGTGAGTCCCAATGAATGTGTTCCGTAGACCCATCACTTGAACGATGTTGTCTGTTGCATTGTGTCCAAACTCAGCAACGTTGAAGGCTCCGTCAGCGCCCGGATACTCTTCCACACCAAGGCGTCGCCGGAAGTGAAAGCCACGATTGTCCATGTGCGCTACAAAGGCATCAGACGCCACTAAGTCTGCACCGTTGTCAAGGAAGACGTCGATGTCGTTGTGGGGCAGACCCAACATATAGTCACGGATACAGCCGCCAGCGATGGTCGTTGTATGTCGATAACGACCAGCAGCCTGTACTCCGTTGTAAATCTGGCGCCAAGCGTCGTAGTTATTCATTAGTCATCGTCTCCGTAATCATCGTCTTCACCATCGTAGTGATCTTCGTCGTTCCATTCCCGGCATTCATCGCAGACGGGATAATCTTCGTCATCAAAGTGACTGATGATAAAGCTGTCAAAGTTATTGGCCGGTAAATCTTCCCCGCACTGGGGGCAACGGTAAAGGCCGTCGATAACCATTAATGGGTGTCTGCCCATGTCTTTCCGATCTTGAATTCGCCGTCTAACGGGACGGACAGGTTTAACATTTCGCCTGCTTGTCGCAGAGCAATTAGAGCCAACTCGCCGACACGTTGAGCGTCGGACGGGTGACAGTCGAACTGAGCTTCGTCGTGGATGTCGCCAACCTTCCAAGCGTCAAGGCCTTCGGCTTCGATCATCTGGTCAAGTAGGACGGCGCAGAGCTTCATTGCAATACCGCCCGCAGATTGAAGCTTAGAGTTAAGAGCAGCGTGAGGACTGAGGCTATGAACGTAACCTCCATCAATGGTCTTAATCCAACCTGATTCAGCTTCTTGTTCAATTCTTTTAGCGAGCTGTAAGAGTCCGGGGGTGTTTGTAAGGAGAGTTTCTCGTATCTGCTTTCCAAACTTTGCACCCTTTCCGTAATGACTTCCAAGCTTTCCGTTAGACGCTCCGTACAGGAAGGCGTAGAAGTCAGTCTTGACGGGCTTGCGCTCGAATTGTACACCGAGGGCCACAGTAAGCGCCCCCGCGTTAAACGTGTGGGGGTCCCCGTAGATGTATAGGTCACTGGCCTCCTTGTTGTTGAGATAGTGCCCGAACATTCGCATTTCGAGGGCTGCGGCGTCGTAACCCACGAGGACACGACCCGGAGTGGCCCGCCAGAGAGAACGGCATTCCACACCAAATTTAGCTTCGTTCCCCGGTATGTTGGCCGTATTTGGAGTCGTGTGCCGCATACGTCGTGTGATGGCACCACAAGTGAACACTCGGCCGTGAATTCGACCGTCTGCACCAACGTTGCCAAGCCAGGTATTGACCATGTTAGCTCGGCCATTAGCGACAAGCCAGTCGGCGATTGCTTGAATCTCGGGTCTCTTAGACGAGTTAGCAAAGGAGACCAAGGACTCTTCGTCAACCTTAGGGCTTCCTGTAGGAGTGAAAGTTGTAGGCTTCCATCCGAGGCTAAGGAGGCGTTTAACACGCTGAGCTGGGCTTCCGATATTGAAGTCTTGAAGTGTGTAGACGGTGTACGTGCCGTCGAGATTGTGTCGTAAGTCATCGTAGTTTGCTAAGTGCCTCTCGTAGCTAGCAGTTGGATCACCGTCCTTCTTAAGACGATATGTGTACGTACCGACGGGGACTAGCTCGGCGGGGAATAGCTCTTTAATAGGTCCCGCAAGGCTTTCTTCAATTCCTCTGAGTCGGTCGTAAAGGGATTGCGCAGCGGGTACGTCAAAAGAAAATCCCGTACGTTCTTGCTTGTCAACAACGATTCGAATCTTGTGTTCGATCCACACTGACAGTTCAGAAAACCCTCGACCACGTAGACGTCCTGTAAGGGCAGTGTACACCCTGTAGGTAAGGTTGACGTCTTGGACGCAGTACACGAGCATTTCGTCTGTGAACTTTGACCAGTCATTGTAATCTCCCTTTTCGTCATTGAACCTTAGTCCCCATGCTTCGAGGCTGTGCGGCCCCTTTTTGCCACTGAGGCCCACAGGACGGGGCAGCTGTGGGTGATAAAGATAGCTAAGTACGAGGGTATCAATGCAACGATCCAAGCTAAGCTTGAGACCAAGAATGCGGTTGAGAGTAGGAACATCGTAGCTAATGATGTTGTGACCGATGAGAACATAGGACGTTGGGAGTTCAGACGCCCATCGACGAATTTCAGAGTGCCCGACGAACGACTCAACGCTCCCGGTGGCGACGTTTCGGCTGACGAGGCACCAGATTGTGTCTGCGTCGTCAAGTCCGTTCGCCTCAATGTCGATGACAAAATAGTTTGAAAGATCATTTTTTTCTAAGTACAAACTTATGAATCCACCGGGCGTACACAAGGCCCTGCGGGTTTACTATGGGATTAACTTAAGCGCTGCGTTCCACTCAATAGGCGTATAGTCGGTATGTTCAACCGAGACACACAGATATCTCGGATCGTCAATCTTTTGGTAATGAAGATGGCCGTGGATATTAATCCCGTATCGTCCCACACTGTCAGGGTGAACAGGGATGTGAGACATGATAACCTTTCGGCCGTCTGTTGTCTTTTTAACAACGTAGGCCCTGATGTCGTCAAAGTGTGGGGCGTAGTCGTTAAGGGTAAAGATGTCGTGATTGCCTTTAACCAAGACCTTCCGGCCCTTCAAAGCCCACAGTGTCTTAAGGCATCGACGGTTCATGGCCACGTCACCTAGCAGGTACACACGGTCTTTGTCGCCGACAACCTTGTTCCAGTTCTCGATCAGGGCTTCGTCCATTGTGTCTGGATCGTCCCACGGACGCAAGGGTGACCCATCTTCTCGTGTAAACTTACAGACCCCGGCGTGACCGAAGTGTGGGTCTGCTGTGATCCAAGTGTTACCACTCATTAGTCAACCTCCAACCAAACTGTTGCACCGCACTTAAGCGGATGCTCTGGGTCGTACACTAACTGTGCTTGACCCGGGATGTCGTACTTATCGTAGTACACCGGTTTACCGTTGCGCCCACGTCTCACGGAGATTGGGGGATCAGCTGTTCCGTTCTTTTTATTGGCAGCGATTACGTGCCGGTTAATGACGACAATCGTTTTAGCCGTCATTTCCAATGCAACTGTTCTGTGTATTCGTAGTAAGCTTTAAGAAACTCAGCCGACTTGCCTCCGGGGTCAAAGCCGTACCGCATTTCAGCCGCCAAGTAACCTTCGTACGTATCACCAAATGAGTGAAACTTACCAGTCTTGTCGATAAATCCCCCCATCTTCTTTGTGATTACACCCATGGTGCTTCCTCTTCCTGTGCTACACCGCCGTCTTCGTACGCTTTCACTTCGGCTTCCGTAAGCTCCACCAGACGACCCGAGCCTTCGTTGTACCAAAGCCAGCATGCAGGCCCTGTCTTCCCGCTAAAACGGTTCTTTTCCACGACAATCTTGGTGACATTACGCCGCCATTCATTGATGTCCGTCTTATCGCGGTACAACTTGAAGACAATGTTCGCCAGTTGCTCAACTCCCGCCGTACCACGAATCTGGCCGTTTCGATTTTGATGGATAACCGCAATGACGGCAATATTGAGTTCCATGCAAAGTGTCTTGAGCTTAGTCGAAATCTCATCTAGTTGCTTACGCTCATCCCCGCTTTGATCCGATACAACAATGGATAAGTGATCCAAGACGATGTACTTGCACCCAAGATTGTGCATGTGGCGGACTTTGGCGAGGATTTCATAAATGCTATTGGACCCGAAGTGGTCCCAGATAACAACTCGGTTAGTGTCGATAGTATCAGTAAAGTAAGACTTTAGTTCATCGTTGTCTACCGCCGCACGAACGTCAGGGAGATGAAGGGGCTTGTTCGCCGTAATTGACATGAGCCCAAGCGCCGTATCTGAGTTTGGTTCCTCCAAATGAAGAAGACCAATACCTCTTGTGGTGTTTTTGAGCAGATAATGCTCAATTTCCTTGAGAATGGAGGTTTTCCCAATTCCAGTCTCAGCGGTGACGACCACAAATTCTGATAGACGAATTCCATACGTCATCCTTTGCAAGCCGTCCCACGGATAGTTGACGGTCTCGAAGTTTTTGGGCTGACTGATTTCTTCCCACATGTCGGACCCCAGCTTGAGGCCGTCAGGTTGGACCGTGGGCGCTTGCCACCATTGCTTGCTGAAGACGTCGCCCTTACCCGCTAGGAGGTAATCGTTGGCGTCCTTGAAGCCGTCACGCGGCGTAAACATCTTGACCTTGCCGGGCTCAAACATCCCAGCCACAGCCTTAGCAGCTTCCTGTCCCGGATAGAAGTCCGAGCCGTCAGGGCGCTTCTTGGCTTCGTCACGGTCAAAGCAGATGACGATGTTTTCGAAGCTGTTTAGGTACTCAAACGACTTAGCGACATCCGCTTGAGCTGAAGACGCGCCCTTAACAGATACAACCGGCCAACGGCTCCCAAGCATTTCATAAGCAGCCATAGCGTCACATTCACCTTCGGTGATCGTAATGAACTTGGCTTCCGCTGGCTCAAAGAGCTGTTGACCAAATAGACCCGCAGCCTGCCACTTGCCTTCAATAGCAAACTGCTTATCAGGTTGACGCTGCTTATTAGCAACGTGATGACCTTCGTCGTCAAAGTAAGGATAAATGTGCCGACTGTCACCAACAAACGTGACGCCAAACTTCTTAGCTGTGTTCGCACTGATGCCTCGGTCGCTGAGGGACTTGAAGGTTTCGGGGATTGCTGTAACGGGTTTCGAATGTGTGATAGTTGTGTGCCTCTCGGTTGGCCCGTCAAGGGCTGCTGTACGAGTTTCACACACGAAACAATAGCTGTGACCGTCGCTGTGTAAAGCGTTACCGTCAGAGCTTCCACAGGCCTCACACGGCCCATGGGATAGCCAACTCAATAGTCGATGGGTTCGTCGTCTAAGATCGCTTCACCGTCGAAGTCGTCGTCGTTCTCTTCGAGCATCTGATCCCAGCCAGCTTCCCAGCCCAACATGTAGTCAGGGTTGTCGGGTTGCCGTGGGGCGTCGTAATGCCAGAAGTCGTTGTATCCTTGTTCTTCGCTGCTCATCCTAATGCTTTCTGTACTTGGGGAAATTGACTGAGGACCAGATTTCTAAGGGACTCTGCCAGTAAGCGGTGCTCCTTTTGAGTGCCGTCGGTGCATCGCGCTTGGAAATAATGAATCCACGACCGAAGTGTGCCATTCATGTACATCTTGGTAGGCACGAGCCCTTCAGGAAGAACTGCTCTTGCGACTTCTTTGGCGACGCCTCGGTCGAGCGCTTGTTGGTATACCGTCCCGGTGTGATCCGCGACAGCTTCAACAGCTGAACTCCACCACGCGTCCAGAACCAATTCTTCTGGGGCGTTCCCTTCAACTTCCACAGAAGCTTGGCGGTTCGTGGGATGTTGCAGCCTACACTCTCGAACAGTTTTGAGTTCGTCGTAAGCTGCGTATCGACCCGAAAATTCCTGAAACGTAAATGAACGGTGTCGTAAGATTTGTCGGCTGATGTCACGGGTTGTGTTTATCTCCACACAGCAGTTAACCATTTCAAACGGGGACCAATGACCATGTTTGATCAGGTAAGCGATTAACTTAGAGGCGTCGTCCAGTGGTGACGCGTTCGGGTTCGACACTCGGGCCATGTACCCCAATAGCTCGTCGCCGTTCGGGGTTGCCCAGATCAATTTGGCCATTTTCAGTCTCTCCTTCAAACAAAAGAAGAGCTAACTCGCCCCAAGTGATCGTCTCGTCAGGGTCACCACGACCGCCGACGGTGTCTTGAACAATTTGTTCACATCTGCTGCACGGCTTGGGTTTCATGTCACGCCCGTCAAGGCGCAACTCGTCCATGCCAGTGCCGCAAATGTAGCAGGGTGTACTCATCCGAAGCGGTACATTAAGAACTTAATAATAGACCCGACGATGTCTGCGAAGCCCCAACCCGCAAGGAAGTAAATGATAAAGTCGATCAACGAAACGCTCCTGCGTAATTTGTGACTGTGGTACCAACAAGGCCGGGGGCACTATTGATTTCAAGGACGTATGATAGACGATCCGGGTGTGCACGCGTTGGCTTTGACACCATCACATCCACCGCACCAAAGTCCAGCCCAACGGCTTCCATTGCCGCGACAGCTTGGCGAACAGTGTCTTCGGACGGCTGCCCCGAATTACGTGCGTAGATAAATCCACCGGAATGATTGCGTACTGCCCAGTTAGGTTCTCCTGTAAAATCAGGGTCCCGTATCTTTCGAGTAGAGTCGATGACTTGGCCCTTGACAACGTGAATCCTCCACTCACTTTCTTTCACAATGTACTTAGTATAGCACGGACTGGCCGGAATGTCAACCCTCGGCTCGACGATTTCGATGCCTTCGCCGCTGTGCCCATTCAGTGTGTGACGACAAACGACCTTAGTACCCCAGCCTCGGGCCACGGCTGCGTCGGTGGTGAAGTCAACACAGCGAGCCCGATTACCAACATGATTAAAAAACGCCAGTTTATTGGCGGCAACACGGACGCGATCAGGCGGATTGAGAACCATGCCAGCGCCAGCCACATGATCAGGAAGAGCGCCAGCGTGTCCCCAATTGATAAGGGTGTCGGCTCGTCCGAGTCGTACCTTCGATCCAACGTGTTTAACCCTTCGGATGCCCAGAGCCTCAGCAAGCGCCTTAGCGCCCTGAGACCCCGGGTTATGTGAATAGATGTAAGTAGCCATAGTTAAAACTCTTCTGGATGGTTAGCCCGGCGACGGGCAAGACGAGCGCGGGCCTCAGCAGCTAGTTGCTCATGACGACGAGCATTAGGCGCAGGTTGTGGGGCAGGGGGGAAGGGTTGTGGCGCCGGCATGTTCCAACGAGCCGGTGCAGCGATGTTAATCATTTCACCGTTACGGCGAACGCCAGCTTCTTGCAAGGGGTGCATGAACTGAGCCCAGTTGACTTGGTCCATAGCCGGGTTTGGCACTGCACGTTCAACTAGACGGTTTGCGTTAATAATGGCATCAATGTCAACACCTCGTGGGTCCCACTCCTCGTCAACAATCACTTGGGCTTCACGCCCAGTCAGCTTTTTTTCTTTGACAACCTTAGGTGCAGGCCAGTCAGAGCGGGCAAAGGCGACGTGTTGTGCAAGCCGCATGCCTTCCCACATCTGACGGTCAAAGCCTTTGCTGAACTCAACGAACGACGGGGCCAGTTCACCGAAGACGTCAGCTGTGAACGACTCCAAACCCATCGAACTGAACGCCTGAACGACAGCGGACGGCGACTTGTAGCGGACAGCAGCCAGCTTGAGGCTGTGGATGACGTTGACCCAAGCCGTGATCTCGGCCTTGTCCATCGTGCCGCGGTGAGACCTGAACTCGACGGTTCCCTTAGACGGCAGGGACGCCCAGTTGAACGAGGCGTAACGGCGATCATTCGACACAAGGTTTTGCATCGAGTGAGCCCAGTTAGCCCGTCCGCCGCCAAGCCGCTGCTCTTGTTCAGCAACAGGGACGTTGTAGCAGGCATTGCGGGCAGCGTCGATCACAGCACCGGCATGAGACACCGGAAGACAGTGAACGTTGCCGCACCGCTCTTCGCCGCCAAAGGCGATCATTGGGGCTTCGAAGATCGTGTAAAGCGTGAACAGAGTGAAGATGTTGGTGAATGATAGACCGAAAGCGTTCATGTGAACGTGAACAGACGTCCGATAGCTGAAGACCGGCGTGAACTCTTTCTTGGTCAGATAGGCTTGGAGAGCATCCAGATCATCAGAAAGGCTACTATAGGGACGCCCACCACGACTGATAAACTCAATGCCATCACGAAGCGATCCATCTGCGACAGCTTGCCAAGGAAGGCTGTTCGGCGGCCTGAAGCCTTCGTGATCAGGCCCCAGCCCTTCCATTTCGATCTCAATACCATACGAGTCAGGATCGACTGGACCACTGACCCCGGTACCCTTGAAATAGTAGTCTCCGACGGACGTTGCCAGAAACTCTTGTTGTTGTTTGTCAACCACGGTGTTACGCCGCCTCGCAGATAAAAGGGATACCCTCTTCAGCAAGCACCTCCTTGAGGTATAGGTACTCGTCGTCGAGAGTGAAGTTTTCGAAGTTTTTGCCAATCGCCAAGCCCACAGGGGTCCCGCGATAGAACAGTTTGAACAGAGACTTGATCTTCATGTCACGGCCAACAGCGAACTGACTGCTGACACCAACCGAAATCCAGCCCTTGTTGTGAATCATATCGAACGCTTCCTTGGGCGTCGGATACTTTTGCAACAACATGTCTTCAAGGGCTTGACCGTTCAGCGCTTGATTGCTGACGCGGTTACCGCTTGCTGAAAACAGAGCACGGGTTTGAAGACCCTGAATCTGTTGACGAGCAGTGTTACGGACCATGAAGTCGGCCGTCAGACGGTACGGGTCGTTGATGTACCCGACGTGGAAGATGCGGAAGTTCAGCGCCGGGTCACCGATGGGGATCGACAACTTCTTGGCGTCAGTAATCTCATGACCTGTGTCACCGATCAGTGGGTACACAGACACGTCAACCAGCATCGGCTTGGTCTTCGTGGCTTCACGCACCTCGCGCACAAGCACAGCCTTGTCTTCGAACGTCAGGATGGACCCACGTAGCCGCATCCGGGCCTGTTCAAGGGTGTCATAGACCAGCATTATTCTAAATAATCTCCATGTTGATCGCGTTCTTGCAATGTAAATTCTCTGACGTCTCTAAGATCAATCTCGTCTTCAAGATGACAAAAAGCATTCCAAACACTGTCAAATCTTTTACAGCGTGAAGAACCTTTTTTATAAAAGACTGTCAGAAAATAGTAAGGTTTAAGCGGCCTGCTGGAACGGGATGGCAAGGTCAGTCTCAAAGTCGAACTTGTCGAACCAACGAACGTCATTGGTGTCGATGATCTGCTTGGCCGTGTCGCCGAAGATGTCAGCCGGAACGATGCCCTTGAAGTAGTCATTGGCACCCTTCATGGCCGCATCGAAGACCCATGCCTGAAGCTCAGGGTTGGCCAGCCATGCCGTCGAAGGCGTCCGATACTCCATGCCGTAAGGCTTGGCCCGGAAGGCACCAGCACCACCGTACATCGAACGACGACGGTTGTCGGGGTCCCAGATCAGGCTGTAGATGCCGATGTAGTAGTCCATCTGGACCGCCATGGCCCGGCACAGGTTGAAGTGTTCCTTGTCACCGTACGGGTTCTTGACGTCAGCACCCCAGCCGATGTGGATGTGACCAGCAGCGGTCCGGAACGTTTGGAGACCGTTGGGGCGCGGGTTGGCCTCACCGGTGTACGCATTGTAGTCCGGGTCACAGCCCAGTTCGAGCGACTCACCCGGCTGCATGCCGAGGTACTCAGGGTCGAACTCCATGAACGGGACGCCGTGGGCAATCTCGAAGATGGGCGGCAGTTGGTCAACCAGATCGTCCATGACGGACTTGATGTTGGCCATGAACTCGGTACGGGTCCGGCTCGGGTTGATGTTGATCTCGGCAGCCAAGCCGTCGACTTGAATGGCACCGCCGCTGACAGCGAACGGATTCTTCTTGTCGCCCGGGATCAGGCCGTGACAGGAGACGGGGGACCCAGTGATAGATTCCCGCAGGAACATTTCAGGGTCGGCACCGATGGTAATGATGGGTTGCATTCGCTTATGCTTTCGCTTGTTGTTGAAGGTTTGGATCGTTCAGGCACTCAGCACACACAAAGACTTTCTTTGTGTCCTTAGACGACAGGAGCCTGAACTCACCCTTGTCGTCACCAGTAATGTTACACTCGCCCCAGCCGCACTTGTGGCCAGTCAGTTGCCTGAACTTGGCCTTTGTGATCTTCTTTCCGTCAGGGCCTTCACGAGTGTCGAAAAGAGACGAGCGCTTAGACTCAGCTACTTGCTTTTTTTTAAAGTCGCCGACAAGGATGACATTGTTAGCAGCCACCTTGGCCCGGAGTTCAGCGTCGGTGTCACCGAGCAGGAACGGAAGCTCGCTGTCGATCTTGTTGGTAACTTCAGCGGGTGCGTTGTCGTCTTCAGTCTTCGACCCCTTACCCATCTTTCCGTATTCCCAGCCCTCTTGGTACTGAGACCACTTCGGATAGTCTACTTGGTAGTGGAAGGGGTTGTTGTAAGTCTGACCCTTTGCGGCGTTCTCCCCGTCAGAAAAGCCCAGAGCCCAGACATCCCACTTGACGTCTTCGAACTCGGCACTTCGCATGTCGTGGATGTCGGAGGGCTGGTATCCTTGGTGGTCTCCATCACGCAGGCTGGTTGCGGCTGCGCTTGAGGCTGGACTTGAGTTGTTTCCGCCATTGGCGGTTTGTGATGCCCTTTGGTCTCGTTGGTTGACCCAGTCTTCCCAAGTTGCTCGGCCGTTGTACGGGGGACGGTGAGGCTGGTGTACGGGAAAATTTTGGACACTTTTACCCTTGACTTCGAGTCGTTGGGGCTTCTCTTGGAAGACGTGCTTGCTGTCCGGGATTTCCCAAGTGAACAGTGTGTCGACAGGAAGTTCGTAAATCTTCTTGTTGAAGTCAACACCGTTGCGGTCAAGAATCCAACGCAGCATGCCCGGCTCGGATGCCCAGTAAAGGGTATCACAGTCGGCGGCCATGGCGTAGAACAGTGGCCGTTCCTTGTTACGCACGATGCTGATCGTGTTTTCTTCGTGGTCGTACACGGTCAGAGCCCATGCACCTGCCGCGAGGGCCACAGCGTCCTTGACAGACGACAGCTCGTGGATGCTGTTGGCAAGCTGTTCACTGTCAGTGTCGCCTTCAGTGTTCTTGGCCATGTCCCGCAGACAGCCGTAGTCCAAGGTGCCGTTGTGGGCCACCATGTACCGGCCAGTCCAGAACGGGTGAGCGTTGACGACATTGACCTTGCCGCGAGTTGCGGCGCGGTTGTGGCCCATCAAGACCTTGGCCCCCGTAACCAGAAGCGCATCGCAACGCTTCATTTGCATGAGGTTTTCAGGACTGATGGGGGACTTCAGCAGACGGACTTCCTTGCCGTGTGTGATAGACCCGATGCCTGTGCTGTCCACGCCGCGAAGGTAGTCAGCGTGAAGAAGTTGTTTGAAGACGTTAACGTCACGGGCAATCAGATTACCGGCAACTCCTACTAGACCGCAGATGGTGCACTCTCCTGTGCTGTTTTGTCGACGTCGAAGTCGAACAGTTCATTGAAGACGGACCAAAAGTATTCGGCCGTACCTGTTTTCCCCGGGTATTCGGGGTGTGGTTGGAAGCATAGGCACTGAGTGTCCTGATACCAGACCACTTCAGCGTCAACGTCGCCGATGTTGGGGACCTGTGTGACACCGGCAGCGTGCTTGGTGGTGCACAGAGACGTCCGTTCACCCTTACCAGCGATGGCGATGAGGTTGCCAAGCTTGAGGTTAGGGATCATCTGCTGATGGTGGGTGGACGTGACAAGGGCTTGAGTACCGTTGCGCAGGTCCGTCAACCAGTGGTTGGTAGTGTGATGGTTCACATCTTGCCACAACTTACCGCCATTTAAGACGTTAAGCAGTTGAGCACCCCGGCAGATGCCAAGCATAGGGATGCCGAAGTTCTTGGCCGCCTTGAACAGCTCGACTTCAGCTTCGTCACGCCTCGTGTTGATCCCGTATGCCCCGGCGATTGGCTCACCGTACAGCTTGGGGTCAATGTCAGCACCACCTGTGAACACCACGATGTCAGCCATCATGAGGTCACGAGTGCCGCGCCACCCGGCGTCAAGGAACATACCCGCCACGAGGCTATCGAAGCCCCCGGCGATGTACACCTGATTGGCTTTACTGTCCATTGGCGAACCGGGCCATGCCTTCGATGTCGGCGGCGGTCAGCGTACGCTCGTACAAGTACAGGGTGGACGAACCGGGGTGATTCGTATTACCTGTCCGAAGCGTCTCGGTGAACCCGGCAGCTGCCAGATTCTTCGGTGTCTGAACGCCATGCCCGTTTCGTTGGCTGTTGTTGAGGATGAACACAACAACGTCACCAACTTCCCAGCTTCCAAGGAACTTGACATTCTTCGAAGCATCGTTGTAGATGTTGTAACCCGGGAGTTGCTTACCGGGTGCCATCGTCTTCCACAGCTTCAAGCCAAGCCCGGGGCCACAGTCCATACCGGTGAGGATATGATAGTTCGCACCGGACGACTTGCTGTCCATGTACGCCTTGTATTGTGTGGCGTAGTGGCCCGCGTACTTGACAACAGCATCGAAGTCAACGACAGCAGCCGCTTCGAAGTGATCGTCCTTGGCCTTCGACACAGGGGCGCGGTCTTGACGAACCCACAGGCCAGCGGGTGTACGCTTGGAGTTGGGGAACTTCTCGGCCGAGATACAGATGCCCGGGGACTTGTAGTCCTTGACCGTTGCGCCGCCACGAGTCTGTCCACCCTTCTTGATAAAGGCCTGAAGGCTGTACGTGCTTTCGGCAGCAGCCCGATAGTCCTTGACGTATCGTTGCCATTGACCAATGTAATACGTATCAGTCGTACCCTTGATCTTGGATTCGTAGTTTTCAGCCGACCGAATGTACGTATGGTACTGCTGGTAATCGTACGAGCATTCCCATTCGGCCTGCCACTCGGCTTCGGTCTTCTTACCACCATTGGTGGCCTTCTGAGGCTGAAGGATCGACGCACCACAGCAGCTGGGGAAACCAACGGCCTTGAAGCCCGGCTCCCAGTCAGAAACCTGTGCCTCGTCGATGATGTCCTTCACCGCTTCGACGGCCTTGCGTGTCGTGTCCTTAACAGCTTCGACAGCTGCCTTGGCAACGGTCTTGACCGCACCAACGATGTTCGGATTGTCAGGCTTAACCCAGCGCCACACAGTGTTCCCCTTCAGGGTTTTGATTTGAGCCCTCACGAGGCCTTTGGCGGCCATCGCTTTGGCCAGTTCGGTGTCTTCCATTAGGCTGCTTCCTTGTTAAACCAGTCGCCCGATGCGATAGGTTGTTTGTTGATGTCGGCATGATAGATGTACACCTGCACACCGCTGAAGCCACCAACGGACACAGTTTCCCGTGTGTACAGGGACGGCACGCCTTCGTACGCATCCAACTCTGCCCACTGGCTGTCTTCGACGTCGAACAGATCACCGACGACGTAACCAGCACCGGGACGAATGCCGGGGTACCAGCCAAGGTCGAACAGTTGGTGGCCCATCAGCTTAACATTGCTGACACAGGGTGCCTTGCCGTCGAGGCCGAAGCGAGCACTGTTGGGGTGACCGGCGCGCAGGGTTCCGTAAACGAAAAGCTTCTTCACAGCCACTTCCTTTGCTTGTCCATGTCCCAAACAATGCGATCCACGGCCGTTCGTGTCGCAGAGGAGTCAAGCAGAACAGTTTTACCGTCAATGAACACGATGGTCACGACGCCTTGACGCATGGGGTGCGTGTACTGGTCACCCGCCTTGGGCTCACGGGGTGCACGCTTGGTGACAGTGGCGGCCCGTGCCGACAACGCATTCGAGGAAAGGTTTAAACCTTCTACGATGCCCGCCTTGAAATAGTGAGAGCCCCTGTCATCCGAGGTCTTGGTATAGACCACAGTAACTTCGTCACCCACCTTCAGTGAATTGAAATCGGTGTCATTCATAGCTTGATGTCACATCCATGTTTCTTCCCGAGCTTACGCATCAGGGTGAACGGTGCGGCGATAATTGCGACGAACAAAAGGAACGGGCCTATCATCGGCCAGAACACAACACCTGCACCGATCTCAACGTGCTTCTTTTGGAAGTAGTAGGCCGCCAATGAAGTGGTGTTCTTTTCCAAGCAGCCCAGCTTGTACTGGTACCACAGAAAATAAAGGATGATAGGTGTTAGGTAAATGCCCAACACAATCAAAGTTATTTGAAAGGCGTTCATTCGTCGTCTCGTGCCTCCGCTATGACCTTCCGGTACAAAAAGCACTCGGAATAGTCGGTTGAATGAAGATTGTTGCACTTGCCCGCCCGACGCCAGCCCAAGCGCCTGAAGATGGGCGCCATGAAGGCCTTCTGCGGAATGTTCACAGCGGCCAGCAGCATGCCCACAGGGCGTCCGTCGATGGCGTTCATGAGGCCGCCACCAGCCCGAGCGTCCGTTGCTGCTTGAACGAGGTAGGCTTCGATCTCGGCAAGCGTCGGTGCCCCGTCACGCCGATCACGGTGGGCATGGCGGGGGTCATTGCCGAAGCTGTGGATGATGGCGATGCCGCAGCATAGGGGGAACTGAACGAGCCTCAAGACGTCACCTTAGAAATGTGACTTTGTTTGAAAAAAGAAAGGGAGTACATACCAGCCTTAGGGTAGGCGTTGGTTATACGACAAAACGCTTGATCTTCCTCGATCATTAGGATTTCAAACGTTGCCTGCTTTTCACTGCCGTGGGTGTTGTTGTAGTACTTATCACCAACTTGAGGCTGTTGCAACTTCTTGATCTCGGCCTTTGCG